CCGCGGTTTGCCCTCTCCTGTTTTTTTTTTTTTTTTTATTCAATAGGGTAGGAGGGGGACCTAACGCACGGTGATAGAGCCCCCTCAATCAAACGCGGCCATAGGAAGCTATGGACGCGGACGGGGACGCGGCTGCGGCTGCGGATGTGATGCGCAGTTGGATTGACTGTGGCCACGCGTTGTGGTATGCTCGGGGGATCAATTGGGAGATACAACTGATGGCATGGACGCGCGGACGACTTGGACCGGCTGAAGCTATGGCGCTCAAAGGGCGAGAAGCGGATGATTACAGGGACTGGTGCACGGAGCATTTCGAGGAATTGATGGCTGACGACGCTCCCTCGCTTGAGGATATGGACGATGGGATTGAGGAGCCGGCACCGCTCGTTATAGACTATTCAAACCAACAAATTGAGCGGGAGGATATTGAGCGTATTGCCTCAACGCTCGAGATCGATCCTGATCCGAGAGCTACGGCCGCGCGGGAACGGGCCAGGCGGTCAAACATGATCCGCAAGCTCAAAAATCGATACAACACCTACGTGCCGTTTACGTGTGAGGACGCTGCTCAACGCTGCAAAATGAGGGAGGGGGAAATGAATACATTTCTGCAGTTTGAATGCTCAATTGCAGGATCGTTGTTCTCTCGTCTTGGTGATGGGCGGTATATGATCCGCTCGCCGTGGGGACCGTGATTGAGGGGGTTCCTCGGGCTTGACATTCCCGGCGAGTTGTGATACGCTACGGGCGTTAGCTCGTTGGGGGTTAACGAACGGCCCTGGTGGCCGTGGAGGATCGAGCAAATGGACTTAAAACCAGAACATCCCAAGCGTTGTTGGAGCGGGGCTGTGCCGCTCCAAGATGATTTCGATAAGACGATTGTCGCCTCTTTCATAGACGGTGCAACAATTCGCGGACCCTGGGCAATTATGACGCTTGAGTCGTTCAAGCTCTACGGTCTTGGTCTTGGTCTTGGGGTTGGTCAAAAATACCAGCTTCAAGATGACGGTCGCTGGCTGAAGGTGGCAGGCTGATGCTTAACCCTCTCGCCTACTCAACCAACGAGGCGTATCTTCACGCTCGGGCTCTGTCCCGTGGGGTACGCCTCGTACCGCTTCAGCGCTCTAATCACCGGATATGGCCGCAGTCATTCGCGCGGCGTTTCGGCGGAGCGTTGACGCTCTTTGCACTCGCCTTCTTCGCCTATGTGCTGTGGAGGCTGCCATGAGTCGGCGCGTTCGTTCAGCCGGAGCGATTGCGCCTCAACGCTACGCCCACGCGGTCCATATCACCTATCTCGCCCACACCGAGGCGGAGGAGATTGCCGCTCGGCTATTCAGCGCTGACGCAGCGAGGATGGAAGCGGTCCGTGCAAAGCGAGCGCTGCGTAAGCCGAGCGCTCCGCGCCGGTTCTCATGGGAGGAGGGACAATGACTGTCAGGGACTCATTTGTAGCCCATTTCGGCGAGGAGAATGCACTCGCCTTTGAGGCTGCAGCGGAAGAGCATGAGAATGGAATGCACCCGAATAAGGGCAGCGATCCGTTCCAGTGGACGCTCATGCTTGTGCTGAGCTATGAGTGCGCGAGCAAGCCCCGCTATGCCAAATACCATGGGATCACCGCTCCCTGGGATAAGGTCGATGCATGGATCATTGAGCATGGCCACATGGCGGACTATGACGGTGATATTGACGCGCTTGCGCTGTTCACAAAGACATATGACCGTTACGTTGAGGTCGCCAACGGCGACAGCGGTGAGGGAAACAAATGATCCGGATCATCTATCCAGGGGGCGAGGAATGCCCAGACGCTCTGACCTTTGAAGAGATGCAAAAGCTCGTTGGAGGTTACGTCGAGTGCAATCATACTCGCCTTGGGGATGAAATCGTGCAGGCGATCTGTAATGAAGATGGGATCGCCCTCGGCCTCCCGTTCAATCCTCGCGCTCAGGCGATCTTCGGAGACAAGTTCCTGATGCCGCCGCAAGGCGCGCTGGGAACGTGGATCATCCTCTCAGGCAAGGATATGCTGACATGAGCGAGGACACTCTCACCCTGGCGGTGAGCTTTACGTTCGACCCTCCCAGCGGGCTATACTACGGCACGTTAGAGAACGGCGCGAGGTTCGCAATCACGCCTATGAATGTCTCAGGGAAGCTCGGGGCAAACCTCGATCTGCTCCGCCAGATGACAATCCGCGAGCGCGGCGGCCACGCCGCTCGGCCTCACCCCGCAAGTGGAGACTTCGGCAAGTCCGAGGAAACCCGGCTCGTTGAGGAGGCAATCGCCGCAGGGCGGTTAACGAAACTTTCCAAGACCGGAAAGCCGGTCGTAACACTAGAGGAGTTGGGGCTATGAGTCAGGACCTTCCCACAATTAAGGCTCTTCTCGAAAGAGCCGAGGAGATCATCGTTGAAACCGCGGACTGCGAGCATCAGACAAAGTTGCTCGCCTTCGCGCTGCTGCTCGCGCATATGAAGCAGCACAAGCGTGTTGCAAAGCAACAAGGGCTCAAGGAGAATATCCCGCTGAGCACGCTCGGTCTGCTCGACCGAAAGGAGCTGATCCCCGTGCTCACTGAGTTCGCGCGGATGAGGATGCTCGATGACGCGAAGAACGCGCCGGATATTTATGAGCTGGCGGTGAAAGGAGGGCTGATCTGATGGCCAGGGTTAAGCTAACCGAGCAAGAGCTCGCCCTCGTCAACGCGTTTCGGGCGGAGCGGAATATCTACAATTCCGCTCTCGCGGATGCTCTCATAGTCATCAAGGAAGCGGTCTTTACAGAAGTGTCCGACTACAATGCTTGTGTAGCTGCTATCCTCAAACTAAGAAAGGAGGGTTAGGCCCATGACCAGCTTTCAAGGCGTTGTGATTTCAATTCAGCTCCTGTGTATCGCTGTACTCGAGCTCTGCATCTTGCTGAGAATGCACTGATGGCCCTCGATCCAACCCCAGAGCAATCCGCTATCCTCGCCGAGGCCCGCTCACGCGACAGCCTCCTCATCAACGCTCTCGCCGGAGCGGCCAAGACAACGACTTTGGTCATGCTTGCGAGCAAGCTCCCTATGGAACCAACCTTGTGCCTCGCTTTCAACAAGCGGATCGCGGAGGAGATGGCCAAGCGGATGCCAGGGCATATCGCGTGTCAGACACTGAACAGTGCAGGCCATCGTGCCTGGGGACAAACCGCCGGAAGGAAACTTCGAGTTGAAACCGACAAGCTCTATACAATTCTCCAAGACCAGAACAGCCGACTGGCTCCAGCTGATAAGCGAGACGCGGGAGAAGTCTTTGCAGCAACACTGCGAGCAGTCCGACTTGCTAAATCTGCTGGATACGTTCCTGAGTCAATGCGGAAGTTCGGAAGAAGTCTCTGTGATATTAGCGACCTCCTCGAGTCTTTCGCCCAACAAATCGACGTTGATCCTGACGACAGTTTCTGTAATGCAGTTGACCGAGTCCTTGAGACCAGCATCGCCCAAGCCTATGATGGACTCATAGACTTTGATGATCAGCTCTATATGAGTATTCTCTTCGGAGGCTCTTACCCTCGATATCCTATCATCATGGTGGATGAGGCTCAGGACTTGTCGCCGCTCAACCACGAGGGGCTAAAAAAGATGTTCGGCGGGCGGCTCATCGCTGTCGGCGATCCTCACCAAGCGATCTACGCGTTCCGTGGGGCTTCTCATACATCGATGGGGGACCTCCGGGAGGCCTTCAATATGAAGGAGTTGACGCTCTCGACCTCTTTCCGCTGCCCGATCAACGTCGTGAAGAACGTCCATTGGCACGTTCCTCACATGGCGTGGCCGGAGTGGGCGAGCGTTGGGATTGTGGAGCATCTTGCTGAATGGGGTCAGGGCGATATTCCCGATGGCAGCGCTATCATTTGCCGGAACAATGCTCCGATCTTCAGCATCGCCCTACGGCTCATTCGAGCGGGGCGTGGGGTCAAAATCCTTGGAAATGATATAGGAGCGAGCCTTGTCAAAACGCTGGAAAAGCTTGGCCCAGGAAACACTAAGCAAGCTGTGGTATTCGGGCTTATTGAGACCTGGCGTGAGGCCCAGGAACGTAAGGCGCACAAAGCGCGTCTTGCGGGGATACGGGACAGAGCTGAGTGCCTTCGTGTATTTGCGGAGGTCGGTGAGACGCTCGATGAAGCGGCCGCTTACGCTAAAGCGATATTTGCGGCAAGCGGTCCCATACAACTCATGACCGGCCATAAGGCCAAGGGAGGAGAGTGGCCAATCGTATTCCACCTCGATCCGTTCCTCGTCCCATCCCCCTGGGCCATTCGCCGCGCGGTCGAAACTGGCGACGAGTCGCAACTGATCCAGGAGAAGAACCTTAAGTATGTGATTGATACCCGTGCGCAAGAGGCGCTCTATTACGTGAATACGGAGGACTTTCGATAATGCCTACCTTCAGATCGAATGCTGAGCTCTGGTGCAAGGAGGCGATCGGCTACATGCTCGCCACTCTCGCCGCAGATAGCGACGCGGCGCAAGCCCGTGCGCTCGAATGGTCGCAACATTGCGTAGGCTGGTCGCTACAAGCGCTCGCCCTCGCGGAAATGGGAAAGGACCAGAAATGACCGAGAAGCTGATCGAGGAAGCGCGGAAATATGTCGAGCCGCCCAGAACGTGCAGCGTGTATGCCGAAGGGCTCATCACCCGCCTCGCCGACGCCCTCACCGCCCAATCCCCCGCTGGGTGGAAGATGGTTCCGGTTGAGCCGACTGAGGGGATGTACGAAGCCTCTCATAAGGCCCTTCAAGCCAATATTGATAAACTACCACAAGACCAAAGACCGTGGCGCTACAGCAAGGGATTTGGTTACCGCATACCCGAGCAACTGAAGGCAACATGGCGTTGGGCCGCCATGCTCAACGCCGCTCCCCACCCTCCAGCCCAATCCCCCCTAGCGGGAGAGGTGGAGAGGCTGAGAGCGCACCTGAGACTTATGGCGAAAAACGCCGATGTCGTCGCGGACGGGATCAAAGACCAATTCCCCACCACGGCGGCTCTACTGGCTCAGAGAGCCCGTGACGCCTACGCAGCAACAGGGGAGGGATAGGTGGGCGAACACACATTCTGGGCTTTTTGCACCGTGATCGGTGCGGTTGTCGTCTTCCTCACAGGCTTCCTGCTGCTGTGCGGCCTTATCAGCGCGCTCGTTGGCTTCCTGGCGTGGTTCCGGGAGCGATCAGAACGCGGCTGGGAGATCATCCGCGCTCGCCTTAGGAAGGTGCACTCATGACCCCCCACCCCACCCACACCGACTTGCTGCGCCGGGTGCGCGAGGCCGTTGGGCCGGATAGGGAGCTGGACCGCGACCTTTTTTGGTCATTCGAGCCCGTCCAGTCGGGCATCGCCTTTGCCAACGCCGCGATGGGCCTTGCGCGCCCGATGGACCATACACAGCCCATACCGGGCGCCCTAGGAAGGCTCGGCGTCGAAGTCAGCGCGCCGCTCTACACCGCCTCGCTTGATAGCGCGCTGGCCCTGGTGGAGCGGGTGAGGCCGGGACAGAAGTGGATGATTGCCAGCGTCGGATACGATGCCGGCGTATGGCAAGACGGGAAGGCGGGTGCCTACCTCTACGATCCGATTTTGACGCCGCCACGATGGAAGGGTTTTGCCGCTACCCCGGCCTTGGCGCTCCTTGCCGCCCTCCTCGCCTCCCCCGCCAACCCGGATGAGGGGGAGTGAGATGGTTCAGACCGAGGCATGTGGAGAAGCCACCCACACCCAAGACCGCCTAACGCCGGAAGCTTTCGAGGCCATCCGAATGCTGCAAGAGCGCGCCAAGCACTGCGACGATGCGGTGGAGTTATTCACCAAGCAGATCGAGGAGCGCAAGGTATGGATAGAACGCAACAAGCAAGAGGCCAGCAGCCTGCGCTTGGCTATTCAGTCGATGACTACTAGCGGAGTGGGTGGTGACCCGGCTCGGCACGATATGACCAATCCCCTTCCCAACCCCAACCTACAAGGAGACGAGGGATGAGCAATCTGATCGTCAACGTCCGTTTTGGGCTGTGGCACTTTCAGATCAGGCGCGACCGCCCGTGGTTCGGTTTGTCCCGCAACGACTACCACGCCAAGGGGCTTGAGCGCGGTGACACCCCGATCATCGAAATCTACGCCCCGTTCCATCTGGCTATCGGAGGACGCTGAGCCCATGACCCAACCCCAACCCCTGACAGAGGCGAAGCCCAATCCCTAGCTCTCTCCTTCTCCTCCGCCTCTTCGACTTCGACGTTCCCCATCTCCCAGAGGACGCCGCCCTCATCGACGGAGACGCCCTCACCTACCTCCTCGAAACCCAAGGCGGTTCATGCACCCTCTTCTTCGGCCTCGGCCATGAAGGCGAGTTCTGGGAAGAGTTTCCATTAAGGAGATATACCCTTGCTCGATCCAACGCCCCCGGCAGGTTCGTTTTCAACTGGACCTCTCTACACGTCCCCGCTCAGAATTTATCACCTAACTGGAACCTTCTGGGTCTACGATTACAAAGGGTTCCTGTGCTCAACGGAGGACCCCGCGGATCTCGTTCAGTTGTTGATAGCAGAGTCGGCTCGTCCTACCGGGGAGGGGCCTCATTTCCGGGCCCGGGACCTCGTTCATCCTGGGACGGCGGAGGCGCTCTATGCGACCTACCAAGCCGCTCGGAACCTTCCCCCTCCGAGCAGCCCTTCACGCTTATCTCACCCGGTCCCCGTCAGCGTTAGTCTTGAGGACCTCGGGCTGTGAACCCTCTTGCTTCCTCTCGACCTGTAGGGTTCCGAAACAGGAGACAGATACTCATCTTGCTTGCCTTTCATAAGGAGATAACACCGCGGCAGATAACTTATGAGTTGCGCATTCACATATCTAATATACATCGCTGGCTTGATCAGTTAATGGACGAAGGAATAGTCTATAAACCTTGTTGGGGACGTTACGCTCTTTCAGCCTACGGCAAAGAACAATTCAACTATCTAACCGATAGCTACGCCGTGGTTGAATTTAAGGACTATGGGGCGGGAATATGAGGACCTCGATACCCCCCTATCACACCGTGTTAGAGCCCCCTCCCACGTCTGAACAAATACCGCCAGCCTCCGAAAAAATGACTTGACACCCCCACGGGGGGCATGTAGAGTTGCCATACGGCCACCGCCGCTCACCCAAGGAGACTACCGAATGCCCGAGATCACTTCCGACACCCCCCGCGAGACCTACACCATCGCGGGCGAGTCGTTCAACGTCCCGCTTCCCTACGCTGTCGGCCATGCACTGACGGAAGGGGAGGCCAACGCCCTCAATCAGACCTGGGCGGAGAACATCCGCAACAACCTCGCTGGGAAGATCAAGGAGGCCAAGGAGGCCGGGTCCTTCGACGCCGAGGTCTTCCAAGGCACGGTCGATGACTACGCCGACGGGTATGAGTTCGGTGTCCGCACTGGCGGCGGCCGGACTGGCGACCCGGTCATGGCCGAGGCCCTCACCATCGCGCGCGACCTGGTCCGCAAGGCCATCGTCAAGCAGGGCAAGTACAAGCTTGCCGATGTGAAGGCCGCTCAGATCACTTCGCTTGCGAAGGGCCTGATCGAGAAGAACCCGACCATCCTCGAGACCGCCAAGGCGCGGGTTGAGGAAGTCCGGGCCATCGCCGACGTGGAGCTGGGAGACCTCAGCCCCGCGAGCGAGGGCGAAACCGAGGCCGAGCCCCGCAAGGCTCGCGCCAAGGCCGCGGCGGAGTAAGGCCCCCCGAACTCCGAAGCGAGGAGCAGGATGGAGCCCGCCGACTCCCTCCATCCTGCTCCACCCGCCTTCAGCGTCCTGCTGCCCACCGAACGGGTTTGACTGAGGAACCAGTCTTTCCTAGGGGGAGTTCCCAGCAGGACACTCAAGCCGGGAGAACCTCCCATTCTGGAATATCTGTATCAAGCTCTCCGTTCCGCTCGCGGAATAGTCGTGCGAACGACTGACCGTGATCGCCTGCGAGCTAAGCTCTACACCGCCCGTCGGGAGGCAAACGATACAGCGCTCGCAGAGCTTGCGCTCGTTCCATCCCCGACTTCTGATGACGAATTGTGGATACTGAAGAAAAATGCCCCGAGTGAAATCGACCGAGCCGCTCCTCAAGGTGAAGATTAACCTCTTCGCTGCGGACTATGAGCGGATGCAGATGATGTATCCATCGACCGGGGCTGGGCCGGCGATCCGTGCGCTCGTCCGCTCGCATGTGAATAAGATCTCCCGGAACGTGGGAACGCTCGCGCCGGTTGAGATCGGGGATATCGATATCGATCTGGAGGAGGAAGAAGATGCTTGAGCGGAGTTGGACATTCAAGTTTCACGTCTGCGTCTTTGACGAGGGCAAACGAGCGAGGCTTCGTGCAATCATGGAAGAGCTGGTCCAGCTCGATCCTGCTGCTCATATGGACGAAGTAACAGGAGTTCAAGAGGTAGAGCAAGAACTTAAAGACTTCATCAAGCAGCAGCGCTTGCAGGTGGTCCAATGACTGATCTTCCCCCTTCAAACCCCGGCCTCATTGCAGACCTCTTCGCCAAGGACCCTCTTCATCTAACCCGGGAGGACCGTGCAGAGATGGTAGCCTACTTCCGTAAGAACCGTGCGCTCTGGGTTCAAGGTGGGAAGGGCACTAAGCCTGCGACCGCGGCGGCGAAGAAGTCTGCTCCGCCGGCAGGTGGGCTCAGTCTTGATGATCTGGAGCTCTGACGATGTCTGAGATAGCGATAACTGAGTTTGCCGCCGTCTACACCGCCATTATTGTGACAGCCATTTTAATCGGCGTCGCAGTCATCTGTGCGAGGTTGAAATGAGCTATGGTGCTTTCACCTCTCCCTTCCTCCCAGGAACCCACATTCAGTACGCTTGGGACTCAACCTCCCTCGGCTACCTGAAGGAGTGCCCTCGCAAGTACCAGCTCACCATGATCGAGGGCTGGCGCTCTCGCGGGGAGAGCGTCCATCTGACCTTCGGCATCCACTTTCACAAGGCATTGGAGAATTACGATCTCTTCCGCGCCTACGGCCTCGATCATGAAGAGGCTATCTCCTGGGTCGTTCATTATCTGTTTAACGCCACCCACGGTTGGGACTCCGACCACCACGCCAAGAACCGAGAAACTCTTTTCCGCTCCATCATCTGGTATCTGGAGACCTACTCCGATGACCCAGCGAAAACCCTCATCCTCTCCAATGGCAAGCCAGCGGTTGAGCTCTCGTTCCGCTTCGAGACTGAAGTGGTGGTTCCTGGTAGCAGGGATCATTATATTCTGTCTGGTCACATGGATCGACTTGTGGACTTCGGTGGAACTCGCTATGTCATGGATCGTAAGACCACTGGTGGGGGGATAGGAACCTACTTCTTCGATAATTTCTCCCCTGATAACCAGATGACGCTCTACACGATTGCGTCTCAGATCGTCTACAACATGCCGGTCGCAGGGGTTATGATCGACGCCGCGCAGGTTCTCGTAGGCCACACGGCCTTTGGTCGGGGGATCACAATGCGGTCTGCGGGGCAGCTTGATGAGTGGATGAAGGACTTTGAAGTCTGGATGGCCACAGCCCATGCCTACGCAGTGCGAGGGCACTGGCCGATGAATGAGAAGAGTTGTGGAAATTACGGAGGCTGCACCTTCCGGGGGATCTGTAATAAAGACCCTGCGGTTCGGGATGCCTTTCTGAGGACGGACTTTGAGAAGCGGTTCTGGAACCCACTGGAGGAGCGCTGATGTTCGTTTGGATGGTTATATCTGTCACGATCTATACGGCTCCAGCAGACCAATACAAGGACGTTATTCTGTACAATACAAGGGCTGAATGTGAGCATATAAAGCTACCACCGGATCAGTTTAAGTGTACGCGCGTTCGTGTCTTTATGGATCAGTCTGTGTTGGAGAAGCTCTTTGGCCATTGACCTGAAAGCCCTCCGTGAGCGTATGTATCAGCTGGCCCAGCCGACTGAATACTATCTCGCCCTCACCGATCAAGAGCGGCAATCGATGGAGCGGACCGCCTGGAACCATTACCGGGACTTCGGCCGGCGGTTGAAGATCGCGCCGAGGCTCTTCTACGACCTTGCAAGATATGGGACTAATATGAAATACATGGAGCCTAACGGCGAGGCCGAGGCCTGGGGAGCGAAACCGTGATGCATAAATGCACAAGCACTATGTCAGAGGACGGGGGCAGTGGAAGTCCTCGTGTTCCTTGCTCCGGTTTCTTTGACCCAGATACGGGTGAGCATGATCCTGGTTGTTGCGAACCTTGTGGTTTCGCTATGATGAAGCTTGGCTACGGTGAACCGCCTTGGACTGAGGCAGACAGGAACCTGCCGAAATGAAAATCTTCATCGGCATCCCAACGCTCGATTTCGTCCCAGCCCCACACTACGCGGCGATGCTCAACCTCACCTTCAACCGGGCTTACGATCCGAAGCTTCGCAAGGATGTTCCCGTCGTAGGCCAAGCGATCCTCCAGAACAACATCATCCCAGACGCTCGGCGTCAGTTGGTTAGCTCCGCTCACCTCGCCGGCGCTACTCACATCTGGTTCATAGACTCTGATATTGTTCCTCCACTCGGGGCCCTCAATCGTTTGATCGCCCACCGTCAGGAAATTGTTGGCGCTTCTTATCGCAGGCGTTACCCTCCCCACACCATCCTTGGAAACCAAGACCTCGCGACCGCTCCCCGTAAAGGGTTGATAGCGATGGCGACGATGGGGCTCGGCTGTATGCTGATAGACCTTAAGGTTTTTGAGAAGCTAGCTCTCCCTTGGTTCAATTATCAGCTTGGTGTCGCCGGGGATAAGACCAAAGATATCTCCGAGGATAGCTGGTTCTGCCGCAACGCCCGAAACGCCGGGTTCACTATCTGGCAGGACACTTCACTGACTGATGAGATGGGCCATGTTGGGATGGAGATTTATTAATGGCTTTCAAACTCAACGTCTCCCACCACGCTGAGGCTATGAACCTCCGAGCCGAAGGTCTCGTCGGCGGGCGCGTTATATCCCTTAACTCCCCCGACGGTCAGGTCAGGTTGCAGGTGCCGCTTTCGGCCTTCCCTTTCCTCTCCCCTGGCGATCCAGTCATCATCACCCTCGGCGTTACAAAGATCGCCGTAGAGGATATCCCAGACGAGCTGCCTGGGCTCTCGCAGCTCCATAGGACAAATTGAATGACACCTTCGGACGAATACGAACCCGCCGGCGCTGGCGAACAAGAAGCGGAACACTCCGCTGACCAAGCGCAGAACCAGGCCATCATCAACGAGGACAAGCCGTATGTTGTCGTTGGTGAGGGTCCAGACACAACCTCTCGGTTTGATGGCGACACCGCTGGCTCCGGCCGGCCTGTCCTCAAGGCCGTTGCGGTCAGTGCCAAAGACGAGGACGAAGCGGCGGAGAAGTCCGGCGTCCGTTCTTTCCACGTCTATCCTGACGATGGCAGCGATGCGATCCTGCATGAAGACACCCCCCTGAAAGTGCAGCGCAGCTGATGCCCTCACTCGCCCAGCATTCATCCTTGGAATATGTCAAGGCACTCTATCTGGGCGATCCCGGCTCCGGCAAGACAGGGTCACTCGACTCACTTGTCGGGGCTGGGTATCAGCTCAGGATATACGATTACGATAACCTCCTCGGGTCGCTCACTCAGTACGTGCTGCGGAACCATCCAGATCTGATAGACAACGTGCGGTTTCAGACCTTCACCGATCAGATGGAAGGCAAGGCTATGCCGGTCACTATGATCGGGAACAGCATGAGGGTCGCCCCGTTCGCTAAGGGCGTGCCGACAGCGTTCGTCAAAGGTCTGCAGCAGATGACCCGCTGGAAGACGGAGGAGGAGGACCTCGGAGACCCCGGTTCGTGGGGTAAGGACACCGTGGTTGTGATTGACTCCCTCACCAACCTCGCCCAAGCTGCCTACCGCTACGCGATGGCCATGAACCCTGCAGGGAAGGAAGGGCAAGTCTTTTACGGCATCGCTCAGTCGTTGGTGCTGAATACTATCCAGCTCCTCTTCTCCGAGCAGATGGCCACGAATGTTCTCGTCCTCGCGCACATCGACTACCGCGAGAATGAGTTCGAGATCATGAAGGGCTTTCCACGGTCTATCGGACAAGCCTTGAACTCCCAGATCGCAGCGTACTTCAACTGTGTTCTGCTCGCTCAGAAAACGGGCCAAGGCCAGAATATCAAACGCACTATCAAGACCAATTCTACCGGGGTTGTAGATCTCAAGAACCCCGTCAGTTTCAAAGTGGATGATGAGCTTCCACTTGAAAGCGGGCTGGCGACCTTCTTCAAGGCGGTCACCGGCTATTCACCAGCAGATAAGGAAAAGAACTAATGCCTGATTTCGAAAGCATTCTCGACAAGCCGATCGGATCGATCGAGGCGCCGGCTCCCAAGCCGGTGGGGACTTTCGTCGGCGTCCTTATGGGCGTCCCGGAAATCCAGAAGATCGGAAAGGACGAGCACCAAGTCGTCGACTTCAAGGTCAAGCTTCTCTCCGCGGAAGCGGACGTGGATGCTGACCAGCTCGCCGCGGCGCCTCCTCTCAACGAGTGGCCACAGTTCCAGCTTCGCCGCTGGGCCAACTCGGAGGACGCGATCTACTCCCTGCAGGAGTGGTTGAAGAACACCCTCGACTGCACTGAGGGCACGCCCATCCGTCAAGCGTTGGCTGAGACTGCCGGCAAGCAGCTGAAGGTCACGATGAAGAACCGGCCCGGGACCAACCGAGACGGTCAGCCGGCGATCTTCTTCGAGGTCGGAGACACTGCTCACATCTAGTCGGATTGAGGGGGTCCTATTGCACGGTGATAGGACCCCCTCTAACCCTGGGGGACCCCCATGATCCAAGGCGAAACTGCGGTAGTCCGCATCTCTGATATCATTATCTCACGGGGCGAGCGGCTCCGAGGAGAACTCAAACCTGAACGCGTCGCGGAGCTGGCCGAGTCAATTGCACGACTCGGCCCTATTCACTTCCCGGTCATCACGAGGGACATGACACTCGTCTCCGGGGAGACCCGCCTCGCGGCATATCGCCACCTTGGTTGGGACCGTTGCACCGTTACCTGGGCAGACACCCTTGATGAGGACGAACTTCTCGCTATCGAGTTGGAGGAGAACGTCAAGCGGACGGACCTCACATGGCAGGAACAATGTTCCGCGATCCAGCGGTTCCACGCGCTCCGTCTCCGAACGGAAGATACCTGGTCTCAGACAAAGACGGCCGAGGCTCTCGGCATGAGTCAGGCCCGGGTCAACGAAGCACTCATGATCGTTGCGGCAATCGCAGGGGGCAACGCTCGTGTGGCCGCTGCGCCTTTGCTGAGCACCGCCCGTAACGTGGCCCGCCGAGCGGCTGAACGGCTCGCCTCTGACGAGGCCGTCATGCTTGCCACGATTGAAGGAGACATTGATGTTAGTCCCGAGCGTTCCGAAGGACCGATCCTCAATACTGATTTCTGCGAATGGGTCAGTGATTATCGTGGACCGCCTTTCAACTTCCTTCACTGCGATTTCCCCTACGGAATTAACGCCGAGCGTTTCAACCAATCCGCTGGGGGAGAGTTTGGAACGTATAAGGACGACTTCTCCACATACGAAGGGCTCATCGAGACTCTCACCGAGAACCGACACAGACTTCTTGGAGACAGTGGACACATTATCTTTTGGTTCTCTATGCGACATTATGATTTCACACTCCGAGCCCTTACAAGACATTTCTGGGTCGATCCCTACCCATTGGCTTGGATTAAGTCCGACAACAAAGGAACCTTGCCTGATCCTCAGCGCGGTCCAAGGCGGATATATGAGGTTGCATTCTTATGCAGTCACGGAGACAGAAAGATTATCGCTCCTGTATCTAATGCTTTCTCTGCTCCGACCGAAAGGTCTGGAGACCACATGAGTGAGAAGTCCCAGCCGATGTTGGAGCACTTCATGAGGATGATCGTGGATGAGAACACTCGGATGCTGGACCCTACTTGTGGTAGCGGTAGCGCTCTGCGGGCTGCCGATCGTCTTGGCGCTTCATTCGTGCTGGGGCTAGAACGAGACGCGGAGTTCGCTGCCAACGCCCAACGCGCTTGGGAGAAAAGGAATGAGCTATGATATCGCCATCGTTGGAGAAGCCTACGGCGAAGAGGAAGCCCGGTTCAAGCGACCCTTCATCGGCAAGGCCGGACAGCAGCTCGATGAACTCCTCGCCGACGCCGGCATCTCGCGTAGCTCTTGCTACGTCACAAATGTCTTTAACCTTAGACCAGATCGTAATGACCTGTCAACTCTTTGCTGCAAAAAGAGTGAAGGTGACTGTGTACCAGGGACACCGGCTCTGGCTCGAGGACTATATCTACGGGCAGAGTACGCGGGAGAAATTACTCGCTTATTTTCAGAGCTTGCAGAAGTCCGACCTAATGTGGTGGTCCTGCTCGGGAATACAGCCTGTTGGGCAGTCCTTCAGCGAACGGCTATCTCCAAGATTCGAGGAGCATGCACGACTTCTCCTCTTCTTCCGGGACTCAAGTTCCTCCCCACGTACCACCCTGCCAATATCCTCCGACAATATGAGAACCGACATGTTGCAGTCCTGGACCTTATCAAGGCGAAACGAGAGTCTCAGTTCCCTGAACTTAGAAGACCGGCTCGCGAGGTATGGATGGAACCCTCACTGGAGGACTTAGAAAGGTTCTACCATGAGTATATCCTTCCGTCTGACTGTTGTGCATTTGACGTTGAGACGGCTAACCGACAAGTCACTTGCATTGGCTTCGCTCCCAGCGCTGACCGCGCGATCGTTATCCCCTTTCATGATCCGCGCAATCGTTCGGGATCGTATTGGCCTACGAGTGAGGATGAGCTGGCTGCTTGGGCGTGGGTTCAAAAGTTCCTTTCCGCTCCTTGCAGAAAAGTTGGTCAGAATGGTCTGTACGATATACAATACCTCTGGATGGCACACGGTATCACAGTGGCAAACTACACAGAGGATACTATGTTGCTACATCACAGTCTCCAGCCTGAGGCTCCAAAGTCGCTTGGATTTCTGGGATCTGTCTACACGAATGAGATAGCCTGGAAGCCTAACCGGCCGAAGGGAAAGAACGAAGTTCGCCGGGAGGATAGCGAATGAGGATATGGCGCTCAACCGATCCCGAACCTTCCGACTCCTTCGCTGCGGAGCAGGTCTACAACGCGCTTGATTGCTGCGTCACCCGCGAGGTGCTCGACGAGCTGCTCCCCCAACTGAACGAGCGCACCAGTGCGGTCTACGATTTCGAGCGGGAACTCCAAGCCCCGATCCTCGAGATGATGCTCCGCGGAATAGCAGTAGATATGGAGGCTCGCAGTGAGCTCATCGCCCTCTACCAAAAACAACTCCTCGATCTTCAGACCATACTCGACGAAATACTTACCGAAGGATTGGGAGTCGGAACAATTAATCCAGGCTCTTGGCAACAGAAGCAGCACCTTCTGTACGACGTGCTTGGGCTGCCTCACGTTAGAAAACGTGGTAAGATCACAACTGACCGATCGGCTTTGGAAAAGCTATCTACATACTTCCATGCCGAGCCGATCTGTAGATGTATCATGGCCTGTCAAGATGTGCGAAAGAAGCTTGGCTTTCTTAAAACTGGGCTCGATCCAGATAACAGATGCCGAACTACTTTTGGCATTGCAGGAACTGATACCGGAAGATTAAGTTCCTATGGGAGCTGCTGGTTCACCGGCACCAATATGCAGAACATCGCGCCGGAAATGCGCAAGATGTTCATAGCTGACCCAGGGATGAAGCTCGCTTACATCGACCTCGAGCAAGCCGAGGCCCGTCTCCTGGGCGGCATTCTATGGAACCTCTTCCACGACGGCAAGTATCTAGACTTCTGCGAGTCTGGTGACCTTCACACCAACGTCACCATGATGACTTGGCAGCACCTCGGTTGGTCCGAGGACGCGGCCGCAAACAAGACTATCGCTAAGGCCAACTTCTACAGGGAGTTTACCTATCGTGACGCAAGCAAACGGCTGGGACACGCCAGCAACTATCATGGTCAGCCTCCCCAAATCTCGAGGGAAGTGCGAATACCAGTGGGACTGGTCACGGAGTTCCAGCATAACTATTTCCGTGAGTTCCCGGCGATTGCCAGATGGCACGATTACGTCCGAACTAAGCTTCTCCGAGACGGCTGGCTTACTTCTCTTATGGGACGACCGCGCTGGTTCTTTGGCCGTCGGTGGGAGAACGAAACCGTCAACGCCGCAATCGCTTACGATCCGCAATCATCTATTGCTGATTATCTTAATCGCGGGCTTGTCTCTGTTTGGGCTGATCCTCTATGCAACAAGCTGGGATGCCAAATCCTCCTCCAAGTCCACGACGCCCTCCTCATTCAGTATCCCGAGTCCGCAGAAGCCGCCGTGGTCCCCAGAGTCCAGTCTCTCCTCGAGATGAGCATCCCCCTCTTCCACGGCCGCTCCCTCACTATCCCAACAGAAGCCCTCGTCGGCTGGAATTGGGGATACGCCTACAACGATAAGAAAGAGCTTGTGAACCCCAATGGTCTCGTTGCTTTCGGGAATGACAAGCGCGTCCGCACATCGAGCAAATCCTTCTTGGATAGAGAGCTTCGTTGACCTAACAGCAGGCACTCAATCCCCAGAGATCTTCCGTCGGTGGGCGGCGGTCTCTATTATTGCGGGGGCGCTAGAACGAAAGGTATGGGTCAAGGCGTTCAAGCGGACGCTCTTCGCTAACCTGTATATCCTGCTCGTCGCTGGGCCTGGGATCGGTAAGACCGACGCGCTCCGTGGGGTCAGGGAATATTGGGAAGAGATCGACGGGCTGCATGTTGCACCGACAAGCGTCTCTCGGGCATCCCTCACCGATAGCTTGAACCTCGCGACCCGCCAGACGCTCAATCCCAAGACCGGAGTCTTTGATAAATTCAATGCGCTGCAAGTATGCGCGGAGGAGTTCGGCACGTTCTTGACTCAGTATGAGACTGAGTTCATGTCAACCCTCAACCACTTATATGACTGTATAAGCTTCACTGAGCGGAAGCGGGCATCCCTTAAAGAGCCTATCATTATCCCCCATCCCTACCTTAATATCATAGCAGCGACTACACCTGCATGGCTAGGTGGCACCCTCCCTGAGACCGCTTGGGCAGAGGGTTTCTCATCCCGTCTCACGATGGTGTTCTCTGCGGAGAAGATTAAGATCGACCCGTTCGCAGAGAGCTCCCTCGACGAGGCAGCCAAGGCCACCCTCCTTTCCGACCTCGATCAGGTCCATCAGTTAAATGGACTCATGCGGTTTGAGGAGGAGTTCCTCCCGCTATTCCGAGAGTGGTACATGGACGATTGCCCTCCAATTCCTGACCACCCCAAACTAGAGCACTACCTCCCACGCCGGCACGTTCACTTCATGAAGCTCTGTATGATAATGTCCGCCGCTCGATCGAATGAGCAGATCATCAGAGTGCAGGATTTCTACGAGGCCCGCAACTTACAGATCGATACCGAGGCTATGATGCCGGAGGTATTCAAGGCCATTAAATACAACTCCGACCTCAATGTCATCGACGAGGCTTACGCATTTATCTGGCAAGCGTATTCGCGGGAGGGCAAGGCGATCTCGGAGCACCGTATCCACAGGTTCCTATCAGAACGAGCGCCAGCCTATGCGGTTGATAAAATCCTCAAGACCATGGTAGCCTCACGGATCATCCTACCTGATGGGATCGGTGCGGGGGAGGGAGGAACCAACACTTACCGCCCCGCCCCGAAGGCATCATTCTGATAAAAAGAAGGGGGCCGAAGCCCCCTTGAGTTGCCAGCAGATCAGGGTATCCGCTAGGGGTTCGGTGCGGCCGGAGGATTTGGAACCGGCGCGCTCGCCACAACGACCGGAGCGAGCTTCGCTTGGATTTCCAGCTCCAGCGCATTCAGCTCATTGATGATCCCCTGCTTGATAGAGCCGATTGCGTCGAGCGCGGCAGGAGTAATAGCCGCTCCGGCAACGGGACCGAGGTAGGCAGTCACCGCTCCTGAGAAGGCGGCGCCGGCAGCGGTAGCTGCAGTCTGGATGATCGGCACGGCGAGGGTATCGGCCACCCCAACAGCAGCGCTGGCAACTCCCTTGAGGTCTGTAACCGCAGCGGTGATATCCGCTTGCACTGAGGCCGGCGCCTTCGCAATGACAGACGCTCCCCACTGATCGATCTGAGCGATCGCGATTTCAGTTGACTTGATCGGATCAGCGCCACCGGCAATGAGCCGGAAGAGGTTTGAGATGATGCTCATATCAGTTGGCCTTTGCTTGCTGAGCGCTCTTGTACATATCGAGCGCGAGTTGGATTTCGTCCATAGTGGCTTGCGCCATTTCGACCTGCATCGCTGGAGTGATGTCAGGATATTTCGCGGCCAGTCCAGCAATAGCTTTCTTAACCGCTCCGTCAATGATCGGATCAAGGATATCACCGATCAATCCTCCTACTCCCGTAGCCATACTCATCCTCCTTTCAAGGATACACTGAGGTTGGTAGTTCGAAGTGGCCCCAATCAGGGAACCTCGATTGGTCTCCCGAATGGGCGTTGATCGCCGCGTCCGTGGCGGGCGGTCCCCATGAGCCACCCCAACGGATCGGCACACCGGCGGAAGCCGCTGCAGCGGCCACCTGGGCGGCCAATTGGCCATACGTGCGGTCGACCCCGCCCGGTGGTGTGAAGGTCAGCTCCCCATTGACAATCGGTGTCAGGTCCACGGCGCAACACTTCCCTCCATACTGCGGTTGGGCCAGGTGTCGGGAGTGGAGGGTCTGACTGTGTCCGGTCGCCACAGCCTCTTCCTCCGCTGCGAGAGAGCGGAGTCCGTAGGTCACCTGAAACTCCACCGGCGATTGGGCCGTGGCTTCGATAACCTTGCCGAGATCTGGATGAACCTCCGCAAGCATTCCATGTGGATCAAGCATCTTTCTTTCTCCTATGTATAGGCAAACTTAACTTGCCCCGCAGCACCGTCGTAAGGAACTGCAGAACTCTTCACACCAGCAGCACCACCACCAGGGGCAGTCGGTGCTCTGGCTACGCCACCGCTACAAGTGCCTCCAACCCCTCCACCGGCTGAGTTAGCTCCGGGCGAGCATGTAATACTTCCAGATACATTGATTGCTGTACTGCCGTTAGTCAGTGTGGAACCCGCAGTCCCTGTTGCAAGTCCTCCAGCACCGCCTGTGACTGTAGCATTAGTTCCTCCCCCACCGGCGTCTAATGAGATTGATCCGCACGCGCCGCCGCTCGCGCTGACAGTAGAGTCTGTCCCGTTGGTCCCGTTGTGCCCGCTGATCCAGGTCCCGCCAACCCCAACTGTATAGGTGAAAGAGTCGCCGGTAGTAACAGTGCAAGTGTATATGACCTCAGCCCCACCCCCACCACCAGCGGAGGAGTTAGTTGTTCCTTGTCCAGCTCCCCCACCGGACCCATCAACAGTTATGACTGCCTGAGATGCCCCAACCGGGACGTTCTCAGTAGCGCTCGATCCGGTAACGTAGGTGTGTGTAACTGGAACAAACGCCGGGATTGGATAGGTAGACCAGAACGAGGGAACCGCAGCGGCTGGGCCGGCAAGAAGGAGCGCCGCAAGGACTAGCCCTTTGATTAAGCGGCCCATACTTCATCCTCCTGCTTGTTGTCGTTGGCAATGAAGTCTGGTAATGCCAGATCATTATAGCTGATCGACACTCCCGTAATACTCCATTCCGTTGCGGTCAGCTTGGTCAGCGTCGCTTGTCCACAAGGACCAATAGTCCGGGAGCCTGTATTGCCAGATGGAAACCACTCCAATGTATCCGTCGTATTGAGGGTGATATTCCCAGCGCCGCAGTCGTTGACCAGTTCTATCTTAGTCCCGATGGCATACGCCACAGAACTGTTGGCTGGGATCGCCCAATTCCTTGCGGTCGAGTCGGATGAGGAGTGCATGATCTGCCCACCAGCATCAGACAGAACGAAGGTGTAGAGGTTGTTCTGAATGTTCTGAGTTGGTCCACTAAACCGGCTGTCATTGCCGGCAGCAAGAGTGGTTGAGGTTGTCCCCTGCAGCGCCCCGGCGAACGTCGCGTAGCTCACCGCGGTCGGAGCGGCTGTGCTGCCGGTGTTGTTCGCAAGAACTGTATCCGCCCCTTGCGTCGCTAGCCCTGCAGTTCCCCAGCTAGGATTAGCGGACGCGCCACCAGTCACCAAGGCTTGACCATTAGTCCCCGGCGCTAGCACGACCCAAGATGAGGAATTTCGATAAAGAATGTCTCCTTGTGTCGAACCGATCGCAGCATCGATTGTCGCGGTCAGGGTATTGTCAATCGGCGCAGCCGTACTGCCGGTGATGTTAGAGAGGATATCGTGGGCACCAATAGTCGCGAGACTGATCGTGCAGGTTGTGGTGCAGGTGCCGCCGGTCAATCCTGTACTTGTCGCCACACTCGAGAGTGGCGTTACCCAGGACGGATTAGCCGCCGCGCCTCCAGACTTCAGTAACTGCCCAGCCGTCCCAGGGCCAAGGTCAGTCCATACAGTGCTGGAACGATAGAGGATATCACCTTGGGTATTGTCGATGGCCTTGTCGATTGTGGCCGTGAGAGTATTTGCGGTCGGAGCGGCTGAGCCAGCGGTGATGTTGGAGAGCAGGTCTCCGGCTGCGATAGAGGCAAGACCGATCGTTCCTGTGGTAGTGATCGTCCCTCCAGTGATCCCGTTGTTCGTCGCAACTGAGGTGACGGTGCCAACACCACTTACAGTCTGAAACGTTGGAGGATTACCCGCACCGTTAGAGGTCAGCACTTGCCCCGCCGATCCAACCGCTGTCACGCCAAGGGCGGAGGTTCCGTTGCCGTACACGACACCATCTGCGGTATAGGTCGTCCCTGTCAGCATGGTTGGGAGCCCAACGGTGCCGGAGGTCGTAATGGTCCCTCCGGTCAGTGGGGAAGAGAACACGATCGAGGTGACTGTACCGCTGCTCCCGGTCCCGCTGCAATCCGATCCGGTCCCGCTAATCACTCCGGAGGTATTAACGTGAAGGCATTGTGCGGAGACCCCTGTTGCGAAGCCGAGGGTCAGGCTCGTAGCCGCTGTGGCAGACGTGAGCGTCGGGGTTGTGATGCTCGGAGAGGTTGAGAATACCAGGTTAGTTGAGGTAGTTCCTGTCGCCCCGGCTGCAGTGTAGCCTGTGATGTTGTTGAACGCTGTGATGCTGGCAGAGGTAGCATTGGTCCCTCCAAGCGACACCGGCACCGGAGCGGTTATAGAACAAGTCCCTGTCGTGGTGATGGTCCCACCACTCAGTCCAGTCCCGCAGACCACTGAGGTGACTGTCCCTGTCCCGCCGGCCGCTGCCCACTGAACATTCTGCCCAGCGCCTTGGGTCTCAAGAAACTGCCCATTGGTCCCAGGCGCGAGTGCGAGCCATGCAGACGCTCCACGGTAAAGGACTTCCCCCTCAGTCGATCCGTAATTGGAGTCGAGGCAGGAGGTCAGCGTCCCAACAGCAATAGTGCCTGTGGTGGTGATAGTACCGCCGGTGAGACAAGCCCCCGCTGTGATTGAGGTCACCGTGCCTGCACCACCGCCCCCTCCTCCACAGGTCGAGGAGATAGTCGGGTTGCCCGACCCATCAAAGGTCAAGCAGCCGTTCGCCCGGACGCTCGCGGAGGGAAGGGTCATTGGGCCGGTGTCAGTCAGCGGAACATACACTCCGTAGAATGCCTTGTTCGCCAGCTGCTGGGTCTGCCCAACGTCCCAATCAGCCACCTGCTCAACAGTGTGTGGATAGAATGATTGGTTCTGAACCGCGGTAGGTTGGACGTAGTTTTGTGCTCGCTGAATGACGACCGAGGTTCCTGTCGGAACTGGCACGCCACCAGGGTTGTACGTGACCGAGCCGCCGGCAGGGTTCCCCACCCCACTGATCGTATAGTTCGCAGAGGAGATTGGAGTGAGCGCTCCGGTCGTAGTGTTCAATGTACTCACCGTGACCGCTGGGGTCACCCCATCAGACTGGTAGGGGATCAGGAATGAGTAGTTAAAAACCGTCGTCGCACCGTTCCCTGCGTCGATCGCTTGAACCGTAGCCGATGGGATAGTCGCCAGCGCCGGCCCCGCGATCGCCAAGGCAAAGACGATGAGGAGATTTCTGAGAGCGTTCATCTGCGTCCTCTTCTGCGAGACCGGGACGAGCCCGGAGGATGGTCGCCGGCTAGGAGTTGCCGGAGCATTTCAGTGGTATTTTCAGGTTGGACCTGCCCGGTCATCATATCGTAGGATGACTGAGCGGTAATGCCCATCTGGTCGGGCGGTGCGCCAAGGGCAAAGCCGGTGGCATCAACGAGAGAGCGAATGGGAGACCTTACAGGCTGCATGAACGCCGCGAGCAGCGCTTGGCGGTAGGCATTGGTCTCCTCAGAGACAATGTTATGCTCATCCGCCTGGAGACCTTTGGCCCCCACATCAGCTATCACATCGCCGAATACAGAGCTCCCAACGGTCGTGTGGAGGAAGCCTTCTTGCAATGCATCCCCCCAGCTCTCAGCGGCCGCGTCAAACTCTTTCCGCTTCCAAGCGTAGAGCATCGCTGGCAGAACACAGAACGTGAAGAGGTTCCAGAAGATCTTATCGAAGTTCATATTGGCTTGGTTGCCAGTGAACTTAGCCCGCGTCGCCATAGCCATGACCCATTCGCGGTTGAACGTAGTGTTTCTGAACCCCATGAAGGTTCCGGCTAACGTCCGACCAATCTCCCCAACAGCGTTATGACCGCCTCGAAGCACTGGCGGAGAGTCCATCGTTGAGCCGGCACCTTGAGTATCCCTAACCGCTTTATTCGCAAGACCGATCGCGGCTTCCTCATCGTTATCTCGATCCATCTGCTTGCGGTACTCAGCGAGCCAAGTCATCCTCGCCTCGATCTTCTTCAAGATCGCGAATTGCTGAGCGCCGAGCTTCTGAATATAGGGAACGAGGCCTTCCTTGTCCTCCGCCTTGCCGAGAAGCTCCGTGATGTCTCGGTCGATCCCGTAGTCTACATTCCGGAGTTCCCCAGACTTTTCGTCAATGAACTTCATCCAGTAGGATAGTTGACCAGGGGTCCTGAACACATCGAGGATTGCCTGTCCGTATATGTCCTTAGCCGCACCGGGGAGATACAGGCCGCCTTGGCCGATCATGTGGGAGGTGGCAGTTGGCGTATGGAGGAGGAAGGTTGACGCTCGGAACATCACTTGCGTAGCGACAAAGTTACGGCGGATACCGCGGATCATCTTAGCGAGGTCATCAGACCCCGAGCCGGAATAAACGGCCTCACGTGCGATGTATTCGAGCCAGTCACGGTTAAGCCCTGGCCACTCCGGCCCGACAACCTCCTGAAATGCCTTCACCACGTCAGGCTGTGACAGCACCTTGTTCATCTGGATCAGTGCTTTGCGCCAGGCAATGTCATGGATTTGCTGCTGAATACCCGATGGGATCATCTCAGCGCTCAGGTTGAGTGGAGCTACAAATCCGGTTACGGCCTTAGTGTAGTTGTTTGAAGGAGCGGCTGAGCGGTTCTCACCTCCGAGGATACCTGTTGGATCGCGAGCAGTCGGGTCTTTGATCCCCATACGTTCAAGGTATGATTGCATATAGCTGATCGGGTAGTACCAGCCGGGGCCACCCTCAACTTCCCGAAGCGACTTGCGGCGAGGGGGCACGCCTGAGACGGTCTTATCCCGATAGGTCTCAACAACCTTGGGCCAGAGTTGTTCCTCGTAGATCGATCCAATCTTCCGGACATAAGCCCAATCATCAGGTGTCGCCGCGCGGCGGACAGCGGTCATCACATCGTTGTAAGACCATCCGTAGCCGGCGAGAAGCTTGGTCAGGTTCTCCGTCGTTCCGAGGTTAAGCATCAACGCACGGAGGTCCCCTCGAGTCCTGATCCAGTTGATCCCCTCGAACTGAAGCTCCGGAACATCAATCAATTGCTTGCCTGAATTGAGCACCCCAGGATGAGCACGATAGAAGTCCGCAAGTCCCTTCATGACCGCGCGGTGGAGATCGTCCTCGACGTACCGAGCCTCCGCTGCGATGTTCACGACGTAACGCATAAGCGGGCCGAATTGATCTCTATCGAGATAGCTCATAACTGTCTCAGGCCGAAGCTGAGCGTTCGCAATGATCCGGGGGACTTTGTCCGCGCCGTCCTTGATCTTGGCATGCAAGTCCGTCCGGGCCTTGCGCCGGCCAGCCTCAGTATACGCGGGTTTCCGACCGAGGGTGTCTGCGTTCGCCGCAACCTCCTGACCAATCGCGGCGAGAGTCTGAGCCTGGTTCGCCGCATAGGCTTTATTGACCGCGGTCCCGAGGTTCTTCAGTCCGTTAACCATCTCGCGGACGTTACGGAAGTCAGCAACCTTCTGATCCTTCGGCAGGATATTGGGCACATCTGCCTCTGGCGGCTCGATCATCATCTGCCGCAGCATCCCCATGAACTGAGGAACACTAACTCCATTGAGCGCTTGAGCCAGTTCCTCCGGCTGCCGATTGACCTTCATTCCCATCTGCTGGAAGATGGAATGGATTTGGTTAAGGAAATCCTGATCGATCGTCGGGGAGGTTGAGCGGCGAGCAAGCCGCTGCCAGTTGTTCATGGTCGCTTGGAATGTCTTAGCGAGCTTATACGCCTCCTGCAGCTTGTAGTAATTGAGGACAGCATTCTGCCTCGCCTTGAACCCGGCGATCAAATCCTCAGGCTTGTCGGTCAGCAAGCCTTTCTCAACTTGGATCATGTTCTGTCGGAAGGAATTTTGCAGGCTCTTGATGTTCGTAGCGTCTGCTACCTTCATCGCCTCAAACGAGGCCTTTGCAACCTGCTTCATGTCCTGAGCGTTGATCTTCATGATCTCGCCGGTGCGGTCGTCGATCAGACCATGCTCCGCGACGAAGGACTGAAGGTTACCGACGAGCAAGTCCCCGATCTGCGGGGCGACGATGGAGGCTCGGGCCTCTTCCAACAGCGCCGCCGGCGACATATCGAAGCCTAGCTCAGCCTCGGCCCGACGAGCAGACTCGAGCTTGAACTCCCTGACGAGCCAATTCTTAAACGAGGTCTCACCGTGCGTAGCACGGAGTGCGGCGATCTCGTTGAGCATCTGCTCCGCGGAGTCGAAACCAAGTTGAGAGGCGAAGTCCTCAGCCGGCAGGCCGTCCTTGGCAAAGAGGCCGCGGGGGAGGGACTTGATCAGCTCCGGGGAGAAGTTCTTGCGATCTGCCTCCGCGAGCTTAGTTGCCACCGGCACTGCGTCCGGGCGGTATTTGAAGAATACCTGATCGCCATTGGCAATAGCTATATTCAATGAAGGAGATACAGAATTCTCCTTCATGTGAGCAGCATCGAACGGCGGCTTAACCGCTGCCCACATCTTCGGCTGTTCCCACTGAGACCAAGAAGCACTCTGCAAAGCGCGCTCTTGATCCCTTACACGGGAATGAAACTCAGCGTCTGTCTCATAACTTAACTGAGGACTATGCGCTTTGTAGGCATCTAGCGCAAGCTTCACATGCTCAGCCTTACGGAAGTCGGCCGGGTTCTTGGCTTTCAGATGGACTACGTAAGTGACGTGGCCGTAAGTGGAACCTGTATTAGGGTCATAGTGCTGGCCACCCTTACCTTGTCCCCACTCGGAGGCAAACACAGGATCATAGCTGAAGCTCATCACCGCATGGGGAGAATGATGTGGAACTTCCCAGCGCTCAATATCAGCATGACCAGACCCATGGTAGAATGTAATAGGCTTCCCATTCTCCACCAGCGCGTTGTCTTTCAACAGGTCCGGGCTCGACAATTCCGTCCCAAACTTCAGTTGGTGGTAAGCCTTAACGTCCCTCCGGCCCATCACGTCTTGCACAACTTGCGGATAGTTCCGTTCGTACGCTCCTTTGTACTGCTTCGTAGCGTAGAATTTCAGCTTCGCAACAGTCCGCTTGATAGCGTTATCGTAGATAGCTTGCTGTGCGCCCTGGACTTTCTCACTCCATTTGCCGAGCAGCTGCTCATTGGTCTGAAGTGCAGACGGCGCCTCGAACAGCCCCTTGAGATACATCTCCTTCGCGGCTTGCTGAACGCCCTGGGCAATCGTAGGCGCAAGCGCCCGCATCGCCTCGTTCGCAGAGTCAGGGAGCGTCGGGTCGGACTTATACTCGGGGTTAAAGCCGAGCGGCTCCGGCGGCGCGGAGGGAATTTCTTTTGCGTCTGCCTGAGACAGGCCGTCTTCGGAGAACCGAGTGATCTCTCGGATCGCATCGGCGAGGGGATGGCCGCTCATTGTAGTCAGATATTTCGAGAGAGGAAGAGCGTACTCACTCCCCGTATCCAAGCTATTTAGAAGTGCTGTTGAAGCCTCGGGGGTTGGGGCTAGTTTCTGCAGCAAGTCGGAAAATTGTGGACCAGACAGACCCATGCCGAGGTCCATAAGTTTTGGGCCGTTGATGTAAGCATTCTTTTCCGGCAGCGTATGTTCCAGGAAGTCCTGCATAGTCTCCGGGGAGCGTTCGGCAACCTTGGTCTCAGCGATAGCCTCCTCAGCGTTCCGGACTTGCTCCGCTTGGAAGTCCGCAGCGGCTACGTGGGTTGCATCAGTCTCAGGGGAAACGCCGGGGCCGGGAGTTCCGACCGGGCCACCCTCTACAGGGACTTGCTGTAGATGGAATGAACCATCAGCGTTGGCGTAAGGCTCCCAACGGGTTCCCTCAGCCGGAAGGACTGAGGTCGCATAGCGCCCCATTGCCCTCGGCTCAGTAAACCTGATCGGCGCTCCATCAGGACCAAGCGCTGGATTAATCGGACCTGGGCCGGTCGGAGGAGCCTCAGGCCCTGGCGGACGAATGAAGCCGGCCGCTCCACCCTCCGCAGGCATTATCCCCATCAGGGCAGTATTAACAACCCCATAAATCTTCTGGGCATTCGCCGGCCCAACCAGCGAGGTTAGTCCAGCCTGTTCGGCTTGCTGAGCTTGGAAAGCTCCCGGCAGGAATATCCCTTCTGCAGCGGTTGAGACCGCTCCGAACAGATCGCCGAGGGCAGAACCTTGGGTCTTGAGCCGGCCCCATTGGTCTAAAAGAGGGCCGAACGCTCCGGGTGTTGGATGGAGATCAATCTGCGCCGATCGAGCGGCTTGGGTATTGATATCAGCAAGCTGTGCCCCTGCCGCTGCGAACGGAGCACCAAGGAAGTTAGAGATGCTATTCGCTACCTTCGCCATAGCCGGCAGGTCATCTTGCGACGCGGCCACATGCTGAGGTGCAGCGTTCGCGAGATAATCCCGAAGCACCGGCGAGTCGCTCAGTGCCTGCTGCTGTTGGGCAGAGGTTTGCGCAGACCGCACTTGATCCGGCACCGTCATAGCAACTGCCGGAGGCAACCCCGTCGCGGCAGCGCCTTTGATCCCAAGAGCCGCATCGTCCGGCTTGACGGTCTGCGCAGCGGCAAGCTTTCCAGATGCCTGCATCTGACCGTCTTGTTGGATCAGCGTGGAGTACTCGTTTGTCTCAGGCATTACTGAAGCACCCCACGAATGCGTTGGGACTGAGCCCAAATACGCCCAACGTCAGCGTCTCCGTAATTCAGTCCTTGAGCCGCTGCGGCCGCTCGGATTTTAGCCGCCTCGTCCGGGGGGACTTCATAGGCTCTGGCGTTTCCGACCTTGGCAGTCACCCGAGCGATGATCTGACGGAGGTCAGCATCCTGCGGGTCTCGCCCGTTGTTCGCAGGACTAGCGCGGTAAGCCTCCACCTCCTCTTCCAACGCCCCTTGGAACTGATAATACTTCGGAGGGAGCGGCCCGGTTGGGGGCATGAGCCCAAGGGCTTGCACAGCGTTCTTCCCGTCAGGGGAGTTCATCGCGCGTTGGACGACAGTGTCAGTCTGCTGCTCATGTGTCCTTGCGTTCTTAACCTCATCCTGCTTCGCGATGAGGCTCTGTTTCTGACCGATGGTCAAATTCATCGAGCGGATATCATCCCCAATAAACAGGGATTTATCCCCCCAAGCACCCTTGGCCGCGGAGTACCGACCGAGTTCTTCGGTATAGGCTTCACTCCGCTCATAAGTATTGGTGTTGTCCACAGTGGATTGCAAAGCATGCTGATACTTCGGGGGGAGGGCTGCCCATTGAGAGGGGAATTGCTTTTGAATATCCTCGGTTGAGGTCACCTTTCCTGAGGTAAACAGCCCTTCAAGGTTATCATAATTCGCCTTCTGCCCTTCATCCACAACCTGAGCGTCCATATGCGCGCGCTGCATAGCGGCCTCGTACGTCCGCTGAGCCATCGCGGCGTTATCCGGAAAGGCTTGCTGCGCCCGCTGCCACAAGGTGGTTGTCGTCGATGCCAGCCACTCATCTACGTTCGTGGTAGGTCCTGGCTTCGGGATTGGAGCGAACGCAACTTCCGCACCGCCGCTAGCGCCACCCGCTCGAGCAATAACTTGGTCGGCATAGGCGTTGGTCTTTGGACCCCATTTAGATGTATCAGGACCGCCATAGTAGTACTCCGCGGCTTTCCTCAGATCGCCGTTGTTGGCTTCAAGACCTTGCTGGAAGTACGCATGACCGAGCTGCTCTTGATACGCCGCGGCTTCAGGAGTTTTCTCCGTCATTAACTCCGGTCGCCAGGGCAGGCCAAGCTTCTCCGCCATCGCCTGCGCAGTCGCAGGGAGCATCTGAGTGAGGCCCTGAGCTTGGCCGTAGGGGGTTTCAGGCCCTGTGACGCCGGGTTGGTTGTGGCTCTCTTGGGTCTTGATCGAGGCCCACAGAGACTCCGGCGTAGCCGCACTCGCTTGGCCGGAAGAGGGAACACTCTTCCCTCCCTCATACATCGCGTTCGCAGTGCTCTGCACATCATTCGCAAGGTTGGCCGTGCGGTAGGCGTTCTGCACTGCACGGAGGTCTTGGAGCGTCATATCTCCAGAGTGCTGCTGGATCATCCGACCGGCGGTGTCTACATCACCAGCACTCAGTGCAGCACTGATCTTCGCCTCATACGCTGGGGAGACATAAGATTTTATCTTGTCGATGATTTGAGGATCGTCCGGTTGGAGCCCAGCGGTTGAGAAGAACTGATGTGCGGACGCGGCGGCTTGCTGAAGCATCCCAGCCTCAAGATGGCCGTCAGGATCAGCTTGGGAGGACCCATACAATTGCGCTGCGGCAATGGCATTTTTATCCGCAGCGTTGATCCGGCCGAGCGTTCCTTGGGCAGCGGCATAACCAGCGCCCTCGATCAAGAATGACCGAGCATACCGTTGGGCAAGGTCCTGATAATCCCTAGCCGCAACAGGGCTTAGCCCTTGCAGACCGTCCTGTACGATCCCCGTGACCTGCTTTTGGAAATCCGGAAAGGTTGCGACCGCGGCATCTTCAGTATGGTTCTCCTTCCACGCCGCATACGCCTGCCCAACTTTCTGCGCAGTGTCATAGCCACGAGTCGCAGCTACCTGGGCATTGTATAGAGTCTGGACCTTCCCCGCGTAGTCATAAAGGGCATCGCCGGCTTGGCCGGTTGCCTTGCTTGCATCGGCAAGGCCTGCGGCTAGCTGCGTTCCTCCAAACGCCTCAGCCGGCGCGTTAATGCTTTGCCCTGGAGTCGGCGCAGCGCTCTGCGGAACGCTCGGGACGGTAAGTTCAGGAACCTGCGCCATCAAGTAGCTCCCGGCGCAGCTTGCAGCTGCCAGTTAGCGTAACGACCAGCAACGCTGTATGCGCCTCCAAGGATCGTAGAAGCCGCCTTTGTGAAGCCTCCACTGAGCGCCCCAAGCCCGGCAGCTTGGTCGAGTTGGCTCTGAGCCTTGAGGCTCCTGGCCTCAACCTCTTGCCCATACGCCTGCCTCAGCGCATTATAATGGATCATCGCAGCGTCCATCGCGCCGACCTTCTGCGTGCTCTCCTGCACCGCAGCGGCCGATCCAGCATTCACGTCGATATTATTGGCGCCCTGAGCTGCACGCGCCGCTCCCACCACCTGGGAGGTCTTGAGCCCGGATACCTCAGTTTCATAATCTCCTGCTTGTAGCGAAGCTTGGGCGTTTGCTTGGGCGATCTTGGCGTTATTCGCAGCAACTGCTGCTTGGTAATTAGCGAGCTGATATCCTCCAACTCCTCCAAGAGCAGCACTTCCTGCTTCGAGGTTGGTAGAGGCTCTGGAAAAGGCGAAGGAGTCATTAGCCGCTCCTTGAGGGGTTCCCCCAAAACCTTGAACGAGCGTTCCCATCAGGCCCTCCCGCCGCGGGTAATCCGATAGGTCACGAAGCGGTCATACGGGCCAGCCTCGCGAAAGCCGAGCCACTCAAGCCAGCGGCGGGTTTGCTCATACGCTGGGTCGACGATACACTCGATCGAATAGTGGGTCTCGAGTATCTTGTCGAGATAGTAGATCGACGCCCGCGCGGCGAAGAACTTGTGGTTATCCAACTCCTCTGTTGAGAGCATCCACATCTTGCAGCCGCCAGTCAGAACACACTCATCCTTCCAGCCGAAGTAGGCGAGCGGCTTGCCATCATACTTGATACAATAGTTGAAGTCAGAATGGCGAACGCTGAACGCCAGCGCTTCTTCCGCTGTCATCCCGCCCAGGGCACACTCATCTTCGACTGCCTTTCGGAAAACGACCTTATCTTGATGTATCACCGAGGGTGACCTCCGGCATGATGGCAAGGATGGTGAAGGGGAGAGGATAGTCCTGCTGGAAGCAGAGCTGCCCGTCTACCTTCCATTGAGAGGGGATGATTGGTCTCACGTCATTGGAGACCAAGGAATACGGCGGGGTATAAGGAACCTGAAGGTCTTTGATCTCCACGAGGTTCGCAAAGTTCGGGCCGGCCTTCAGACCAAGGGTCTTATCGACGCGGAGGGAGACCGCAGTGATATTCTTCCGCTTGCCCTGTTGCGTGGGCTCACCAAGGTCGATCTTCAAGGTCTGGGCCTGGGCTTGATACGCGAGCCCCGCAACAACCTTGGTCGCTGGCTGGGGAAGGACGATCGCTCCGTTGTTGCATACTTGGGCAGGGACCGGAACCCCGTCGGCAAGTGCCGAAACCATGAGACCGTCGAGATGATCGAGCCCGCTCACGTTGACCGTCGGCGTTCCCTCGAACCAGGTCCCAGCGGCAATCGGCACGGCGGTGAAACTTGGATCATTGGCGAATACAGGGAAGGGCTCATTGATCGTCACTGTGACGTGCTGAGAGTCTGCAAACGCCGTGATCGTTGCCTTGCCCCCACCAAGCAGCGTTCCCCAAATCACATCGCCTATAACTGCGGCTGAAGCCCAGGCCGCCCCGGTTGAAGCGAAAGCTGAGACACTCGCACCGACCGTCTGGGCGCCGGCTCCAAGAAGAAGATTTGACGCTGGGGACGAGAGCGGTAGCGCCAGCGCCGCGTCGAGGAACCAAGCATCTTCCGTGAAGGCGAATACTCTCGAAGCAAGCCGCTCGACGTAGTAGACATAGCTCCCCTCCACATACCGCTGGATGATGAAGTAGACAGCATTTTCCTGCCCTTCCGGGATCGAGCAGACGGAGAGGAACAGCCCGTTGGTATCGCCATGAGTCCAAGCAAAGACCTCTTGTTCAGGAACATAGGTCATTGTCAGTAACGTGCCGTCGTTTCGGATAGCGTGGACGAGCCGGAACGGCGCCTCAGCAAACGCCCATTCCTGCAGCTTGTATCCGAAGAATAGATGGGAGGCGAGGACGCTCCGGTCAACGCCAACGTAATTCTGGTAATAGAAGTTGAACGTCAGATCTCGGACGGTCGATCCTCGTGCCTCGCTATACAACACGTCGTAGTTGACCGGGATCGGAGGCAGCGCGCTGGCGCCAAAGGATGCCTGAGGCAGCGCGACGATTGAGGACGGCGTGACCGCCGTGCCCTGCCCACCACCGGAGACGAGGAACGCACTGCCGGCAGTAAAGACAATAAGCCCCGTCGACATTGCTGTCATGGACATGATCGTGTTGTTCTGGACGGAGGCGATCGAAGCGGTTATGGAGTCTGACGCGTTGGAGATAGATGATGTATCGAAGTTGGAATACTTCCCAGGTTGGCTCGCCACGAACGACTCAGGAAGGTTCGATGTTCCGCCAAAGGTCTCCCGTTGCTGGAAGTAAGTCACAGCGGAGGGGTAGGTGCCGGTCAACTGACCGAGGGTCACCGTGTAGGTGGTTGTGCCGATGGCATCGCTCACGGTCGGGAGGGTTGTATATCCCTTCCCGAAGTTGGTGATAACCACCCCTGCGGCCTTATTCGTGAAGGGGTTAACAATGACATACCCAGCGGCTCCGGAGCCGCCCCCTCCGCTAAAGATCAGCGGAGTCGTGTAGATACCAGTGTAGCCACCTCCAGCGACGTTGATATTGACTGTCGCAAGCTGGCCGGTTGAGAATGGGTCGTTGTATTGGGGCGGACTCCGAGCGAAGTCCGGAGCGTTCGTATTCACAGCGTCGGTGAAATTAGTCGAAGTGGACTGACCGACAAGCCCGAAGAACGAGTTGGGCGTTGTGGCCTTATTGGTCCCGCCAGCGTTCCGGGACCAGAAGAACGCTGTCCGGTAAATCCGATAGGACGACACCGGCTCAGCCGGAGCCTTCCAACTAAGGTTGATCTGAGCACTCTTATTCGAGGTGGTGGTGAGGGGATTGTCCGTGAGGATATCTACCCGGTTGGAAACGATAGACTCTTCTTTCCCGTCCTGAGAGACCGCTGTCACAACGTAGGAGTACCCAGCGTCGGAATTGACCGTCCCTGGATCAACGCCGGAAAGGCTTGTCGGGGAACCTACCAGCGGTCCGATCCCTACAGGAGAGAGCGTAAACGCTGCCGCTCCGACCTGCGAGAGGTTCATCGGAAAGTACGAGGGATGCGTAATCGTCAGAACATTCGCGGACTGCGTGTACTTAAGGTTCGGAATATCCGCTGAGGCATACGGCGTCGTAAGGGTATAGACCCGCGCCACCGTCCCCCCACCTCCATATGCAGGCAGGGCCACTGTGCTGATGGGGTTAAAGAAAAGGTCGGCGAGAGTGAAGGTGTTGGTCGTTGCGCCGGCAATGAGGTATGACTTGCCGTTCAATGAAGTCATGCCTGTCAGGCTAGCGAGCTGAACCTCATCCCCATTGCTATACCCGTGCGCAGGAACCGTAAACACCCCAGGGTTCGCTTGCGTCACCGCGGTAATGGCCTGAGTCGCCTCGAGAACCGGCGCTCGGTTATACCAGAACCGAACATACATATTCCCGAACTCAAGCGCGTACGCCGAGGTCGTATTAACGATGAAGGGAATGAGACGAGGCTGACCGACAGTGTTAGGCTTGGCCTGCCCACAGAACTGAGTCCCCGGACGGTTGCTCAGCCCCCCACGGTAATCTACAAAGCAATTCCGCGCGAGCGCAAGCCCGACGTGGTATTTGTCGAGATCAACCCGGCCGAACAGGAGCGGCGAGAGCTCGCCAGCAGCGAAACTGGGCTGGATCGCGGTGACGAGTTCTCTTCCCCCCGGCATCTCAGCTACCCCAATTCATCTCGTCCCACCCACAATTCCACTGGCCCCAGCCGACGCCGCTCCAGGGAGCGAAGCCATAGGCCGAACCGACTCCGCGAGTCTCGATCCAATCAACCTTGATATCGGTCGTGGGGATGGCCTCGTTAGCGTCGGCAGCCCGAGCTTGAGTTATCGCAAGCTCAGCCGCGGCTTTGAAATCCGCCTTCATCGCAATATTCCCCGACAGGGGAATGACGAGCTTATACGACAGAGCCGCTTGCAGCGCTTCAATGAAGAGATCATCGAAAACGTCCGGGTCAGTCACATCGACGGTGTAGACCCCGATGGCTTGCTGAACGTTGGAGATGACCTGACGGGATTGGTTGCCCTGCCCGTCACGGGCAAACTGGACAAGGTAGCGGTTTCGGCGAGACGGCGCCATCCAACCAGTGACGAACTGATCGCCGGTTAGAGGAGGAGAGATCGCCCCGGTGATCGGAGGAACGGGCGGGGGGAGGATATACCGGAACTTGATACAATCTGATGGGTATGCGTAAGCCCAGAGAAACGGATACGGCGCCGTTTGATCAGGGATAAGGTCCCCAACCTGCGTCAAGGTCTCCTGAAACCTCGCAAATCCCCAAGGGGCAGTCCTCAAGAGGTTCCGACGAAGCCGGTCATACCAGAGGTTGCACTGAGCCGCTTCAACACTTCCGTCAGCAAGCGTCGTAATCTGAGACGGCGTTCCACCACCAATCTCTGAGATCGCTCGGTTACAGATTGCGATGATGGAGTCAGGCATAGGGCTCAGCCAGTCTGATACAGCGGATTGCGCTTAACCCGGTTATCTCCGGGCTGGTCGTTCTTCGCCTCGCCGCTCCCGTGAACACCTTGAGCGAAGTACGCGAGCCGAGCAAGCTTGCCAAGGTTGCCTTCGTCCTGCTTGTGGTTCTCCACAAACTGAACTGTTGGCACCCCTGCAGCGGCCGCTCGGGCTTTCAAAGAACCAGGATAATTGATTGCCATTGGAGTCTCCGAGGGGGCTCTAACACGGTGTGGTAGAGGGTCCCCTAGCCTTTCTTTGGATAAAGGGTTTCCCCTCCGCTTTGCTTCGCGCGCTTGATCGCGGTGGCGATTGCAGTGCCCTCGGCGGTGCCAGATTTGAGCATTGCGTTCGCCATAGCCGCAGCCTTTCGCGCTTGCGCAGGGGAGAGGTCCTTCGCGTGACGTTCCTTGAACTCTTGCGGAGTCCAGGGCATGTTAGTATGCCTGACAGCTGACGTTCAGGATATCCGAGTCGACCCAAGCGTGAGTCGCCGCGGCATCAGAATAGTTCTGAAAAGTAACGGACGTGGCTGACGTCGGCGCGACCTTCGTAATGAACACAGTAGCGCTGGTCGTAGTGTTATCCGTAGCACTGCAGGTCCAACCGTGGGGAGCGGTCGGGAGCGTCAGGACGCCGGTTCCGGTGTTCGAGGTCCCAACGTTGATAGTGAAAGAGCAGGTGCCGTTGTTGTTGGCGACGCTCGGTGCGGTTCCAAAGCCGCTTGCAATCGCCGGCGCGGTCGAGCTGCAAAGGAGGGCGCCGGATGAGCCCTCAGCGTTGAAGAAGTTGAGGTTGTGGTAGGAACCATCTCCACCAGTCAAGGTGAGAATATCCGACGAGGTCGGCGTGTAGACCTGAGCCTCCGCAGCGACCGGGCCGAGGAGAGCCAGCGCGGCAACGGCCGCGAGGAGAAAGCGCTTCATTGGTTAGAACCTTCCGTGACCGAAGAGGAAAAAGAGGACGAAGATGATGAGGATAAGGCCGATGAGACCTCCTCCAAAGACATTCCCGGAATAGTAACTGTTCCGGTAGCCGTAGTAGCCTCCACCTCCGAAGAGTACGAGGAGGACTACAATCAAGATAATAAGACTCATGGTCCTACCTTTCGAGCTGTTTCGCTGGCGATCCCAGCCTCTTTACCTTCTGCAAACGCAACAGCTTTGACAGCGGTCTTAAGGACCTCTGATTGACCATTGACCAAGTCATGTACCTCAGCAATCTTCTGATCTCGTTTGCCACTCCGTATCAGGTTAAATATCTGAATACCGAGGCTTCCTACGACCGTAAGTAAGGTTGCAGAAGAAGATATGAGACCTGGTAGGTCGTTCATTGCGAGGCTCCCGCAATCGAATTGAGCGTGTGGAGTGTGGCAGTACTTGTCTTAGCCGCTGCGTCCGCTCTCGAAGCGGCGACATTCGCTGCCTGTCGCGCGTTCTCTGCTCCAATATAGTTTTGAACCACAACCGTTACCCAAGCAGTGAAAAAGATCGTGGCGGCTCCAAGGGCTGCCCGCCGGCCATACTTAAATAGCCAATCGAAGATCTTGATGAGGCGTGCGATCAGTTGGAATATATCCTCATGCGTCGAGAATTGCCCCTGCAGCACGACGAGAGAGTTGTTCGTCTGCCTGACTGCAGCGGTGTTCTTTTGGAGTTCCTCCCTCACTTCCTGTTGCAAGGCGGCACACTCCAAGATATGTTGGTCAAGTTTTTCCTCAACAGTCGCCACAAGTAACTCCTTTAGTGCTCACCGCCGTCACCGTCCAGATCGTGCGGCGGGGAGGGGTCATTGGCCGACGCCGAGGGTAGTGAGATTGGCCGGAGTCGAACCGCCACCGGAGGGTGTGTAAATGATCGTTATAATACCTTGAGCCCCGGCTCCCCCTCCACCATAGCCTGTGGCGCCAGTGGATACAAAACCGCCTGAGCCACCCCCGCCTCCATAATTACCGCCCCCTCCGCCAGTTCCACCGGGATTAACTGTTAAGTCGGTTGAGCCACCTCCGCCCCCGCCACCTGAGCCGTGGGTAGAGTCCCACTCTTGCCCAGCTCCACCAGCGCCGCCTCCAGCAGAAACCGAAGCTGAAACACCGAAACCACCCCCTCCGCCACCGCCACCGAATGTTGCTGATCCTGAGCCAGTGCCCCCCGTAGGTGTACCTACCGTACCCGCCGTGCCGCCCCCAACAGAATTGGAATTGTTACCGCCCGCACCAGCCGCTCCAGCCGAAGCATTGGCCCCTACAGAGCCACTATCCGCACCGCCGCCGCCGGAGCCATGAATAGCCGCAGAAGCTCCAGAACCTCCAGCAGCCCCAGCACCCAAAGCTCCGGCAGCGCCGCCCCCTCCATTTCCCCCATCGCTTACTGACCCCGATCCTCCGTTACCGCCGGCTTTTTGAGTTCCGACGCCTGTAGCACCACTGCCTCCATTTCCTATAGCGGCCGTACCGCCGCCACCCGCCTTGGCGCACATTGTTGCACCGCTGCAAGTCGCACCGCCCCAAAAAGAGTCTGTTCCGTTTGAGCCATTATTGGCGCTAGTAGCCGCAGCGCCCCCTGCGCCAGCCGCACCAACTTGCATAGTGACCGAACCTGAACAGGCCTGGTTGGATACTTTAGCATCTGCCCCCCCACCGCCCCCGTTCGCAGAGGAGCCGTTAGAACCACCCCCTCCGCCACCGACACCTTCAACAGTGTTAGCGGCAGCATTCCAATCACCAGGACAGGTGAACGTGGTCCCGGACAGCTCAAAGAGAGTGGTTGCGCTGGATGGTTGCGCCCAAGTGAGCGCCAGAAGAATGAATAGGACAGTGAGTTTCTTCATGGCGCAGCTTGGACTCCGTGGGCCGGATTGCAACCCACCACACACGGGGCCGCATTCTGCACCGGAGGCGGTAGTTGAAGGGCCGGAACCTGAGCCGTAGCAGTCGTCACCGGGTCGGTGGATGGGATATGCGTCACCCTGACCTGCACCATACCCGGTGGATTGAAGGCCGGATCGTTCAGTTGCTTATCGTCATCCGGCACCACTACGGCGATTACGACCTTAGTATTTGGATCATAGATCACCGCGTCTTGGGTGTGGGCAGCAAGGGCCGGCCCAGCCAGAAGGGTTAGGAGAAAGCCGAGAACCTTGAACATGGCGCGCCCTCACTTATACAACACGTCTATAGACATGGCGGTCGCCGTCGCACTGGTAGTGTTGGTTTGACCGTACCCGGAAGTCACACAGATTGAGATGCCGGTGGCGAATGCGATGCCGGATGAGAAGTCGATCACAAAGCCTGCATCGGAAGTGGACGCGGGAATGTGGCCCTCCCAAAGCAGGCTGGTAGCCGAATTGCAGCCGTTGAACCCGGTGCCCACGTTGTAGAGGCGGATATAGTTAACCGTCGCGGAGTTGTTAAAGGCGACGATGGAGTAAACTTGGCCCGCACCGTTCTTGATGACGGTGTGATTATCGGAGGCGGCAGGTTCGAGGACGAAAGAGGACAAGCCGCCCGTCGTCACCGGGGTTGGCTGAGCCTGTACGGCGAAGGTCCCAGCGTTGGTTGTCGCAATCGTGCCTGTAGAGTCAGAGGCAACGGTTACGCGGAGGGCCGAACCGTTCGTGCCGTTGCCGACCGCTGTGGCAGAGCCAGCGGCTTGGATGTTGACCGCGAACGCGGTGTTGTCGGAGGCGATGTTGACCCGCTGAGAGCCGGTGCCCGAGACCCCGTTGCCGGTCAGGACGGTGTTGGCCCCGACCTGGGCGAGGGAGACCGCGTTGGTAGTCCCCACGGTCGTCTGGTCGATGCCTACCTTGCCCATGAGGTTCGCACCCGCTGGGATGGAGGCCGACCCGGCAACCGTGGCGCTGTCCGTGGCGACCGTGACCCGCTGGGCACCCGTGCCTTGAGCGCCGGTCCCCGTGAGGGTGGTGACCCCGTTGACCTGGGCGACATTCACCGACTGGTTGGCGGGGAGGGCCACGCTGTCGGGCGTCACCAGCAGCTTCGTCATTGAAGCGACGCCCTGGACGGTGATGACATTGGCCGAGGCCGCGCCAGCCGTGCCGGGGGCAGACCCCGCGATGGTGGTGGTATCCTGCGCCGCCGTGACCCGCTGAGACCCCGCGCCAGTCGCCCCAGCGCCCATCAGGGGTGTCACCCCATTGATCTGCGCTTCGTTGGTCGAGAGGTTGGTCGCGGTGACGGTGGCGAGGATCGGCGTCATGGACGCGACGCCCTGGATCGTGAGAACCCCGCCGGAGGCAGACCCCGCCGTTCCCGCCCCTGCTACAATCGCCCGACCAGAGGCATCGCCGATTGCACCGATAAGCGTCCCCGCATTGGAGAGACCTTCATAGTCCGCCTTAGCCGGGACGGCTGAGCCGGTGGCGCTCGCCGCCGCATTGCCTCCGCCGGTAGTGTTAGTCACGATGGATTGAAGGGCGGCAGCGTCGGTCGTATCGAGGGTTGTGGTCACGCCGACCGCAGGCGCTCCCGTTCCGAGAGGGCCAGTGATAGTTACGTTACCCCCTCCCCCTCCACCAGTAGCATTGGTGCACAACGCCCCCTGCTGCGTCTCCACAAGCGGGCGGTTGTTACCGACGTTGAGGACAGTAGAACTCGGGCAAGTTGCGCCCGAGACTACCGTTGCCCCTGCAACTTGGGCATAAGACGGCGCGCTGCACAGCGCAGCAATGCTCGCAAGCCCCGCTAGTACAGCGCGCAACCTCATGCCGAGGCTCCTTCTTTCACTTGCTTCGCCAAGTCGACCTTCTTCGGGGACGGCGCGGCTGCGATCACGACAGGGGCGTCGTCCCCGAGGTCGAACTCAGGCTCGGCGACGCGGACGTGATCAGGCGGGGGACGGAGGTCGAGTGTAGCTTGCTTGAGCCCGATCCCCCCGATAGTCTGCTCGAGGGACGGCGCCTCAGCCTTCGGCGGACCCGAGATGAACTCGAACTCCGCTTGAGGATTGGCCTCGTACTCATGACGACGATAGGCCGCGTGCGGCTTCCACATCTTCTGAGTCCGAGCGCCATTCTCGTCGAGGAAGAAGATGGGCTCTCCATCCTTGTCGAGTTGGGGATGCTCTTCCTCGTACCAGCGCTCGAAGGCGTCTGAAGCCTCCGCATTGAGCGGGAAAAGGTGGGGACCAGGGGTCCCCTTGTACTCGATGATCGAGCCCTTTTCCAGCATGTACGGGGCGATGAAAGTCCGTTGGAGGATTTCGTACCGGGCGGTCATCAGATTTGCCCCGACTGAACCGCGGCGGTGTAGCCGATCGGGTAGTTGTAGTACTCGTTGCGGTCTTGACGAGGGGTCAAGAAAGCGACGATCGCGCTGGTGGAAGAGAACACCCCGGTCCCCACGACGTACTGCAACTGGCAGTATCGACCTGGAGTTTTCAGTACGCCCGCGGTGGCATTCAAGATCTGGTTGACCGGAAGGGCATAGCGAAAGAGAGGGGCGCCCTTGATCAGCTGAGCCGCGGGGTAAACCGGGCTCGAGAGGATCGTCAGATACGTCCCGTTGGTGGTATCGCAGACCTGGTAGTTGATCTGCAGCGTCGCGGAGTTGGTAGTGACGAACGCGCCGGAGATGAGGACGTGGATGCCCAGCGGCTCCCCCGCGCCAACATCTCGGCCGGTGAGCCAATCGATGATGTTGGTGCTCGTGGCAGTCGCAGTGATCGCCACGCCAGTCGGCGGGTCGGTCGTGAAGGTTCCGTCAAAGACGAGAGAAAGGTCGATCATTTCATGTGCTCCTTTAGACCACGCGGCTTTCAGCGATGGTCAAAGCGTCTTGGTTGCGGATCGGAACCCCACGGTAGGTGAGGATCGCGTGACCATCCCACTCTTCCATCTTGAGGAGCAGGTTGGTCTTGTTCTGAGCCTGCAGGTCGAGTTGGAGGTAGATAGTGCGGTTGAGGTAGAAGCACGACCGGGCCATCGTCAGCGCAGGGTACGCGTCGGAGGTCTGGATCGGCATGACGCCCGCCGGCATGATCGGAGGCTTCATCGCCATGGCGCTCAGTGTCGCAATCAAGTTGGCACTCGAGCCACCGCCGAAGAGTGTTACGTCGATGTTCGCGGCCCGAACGCCGAAGCGCCAGTCCTTCACGGCCACACCAATGTTCCACTGCATCCAGGTCCGCCAAGCGAGGAACTCGTTGGAGGAGCTGTCCGGGATGAAGGAGCGTCCGAGGTCGACGTGCTGAAGGCCAGCCGGCAGGCCCTTGGGGAAGATCGAGAAGATCGACTGAGGACCCCAGCCAAGCAGCCAGATCGAACCATTGGTCGAGCCGGTCCCACCGCAGTCGATCACGTTGTTGGCGATCTGAGAAGTGGAGGTCGTGACCGTGTTGTAGATGTTGGCGAAGCCAGTGAACTGATACGGGTCGGTAGCGCGGTTGGCGTAAAACAGGTCGGACGCCACTTGCTGGGAGATGCCCTCCATGTGGAGAGCGTCTTCTTGCATGCGGAGTTCGCTCAGATTTCCGCCGAGGCGAGCGAGCGAGTCGTCGAGCGCCGACCAGTCAGCATATTCGCTGGTCGTAACGATCTGCTTGCCGACGCCCGCCATCGTGCGAGGGACACCTTGGTTGTAGGCACGGCGGGTTGGCGTCGGGAGCTTCACGACCTGCGTGAACTCGTAAGAGTTCCCAGAGGTGCACTCGACGGCGAGCATGTCTTCGAGCAGACCGTTGTTCTGGGAGAGGAGGTTGACGAGAAACGATGATTTCCCGTCAGCGTCCATTCGCAACGCCCATTCGGCGTAGGTGAATAGACCAGGAGTTTCAATAGCCATGGTGGTTCCTAATTCGGAGCGGAGGGATACAGGATTTCAGCGCCGCTGCGGCGAGCAGGGGCTTTGCCTGTAGGTGAAGCGAGAGAGCCCGGCTTTCCAACCGGGGTAGGTTCGCCCTCTAGGAGGGCGTTAGCCATCCCGAGGATCATTTTGACGATAGCCGGGTGGTTCCCTGCCCCGGTGGAGTTGAGGTACTCTCGCGCCTCAGGACTTCCGAATTCGTCCATTACCCTGCCCAGGAATGCCGTGGTCTGCGCAGCGCGCTCGCCTTGGAACTCCGGCATGGCTTGTACTTGTTGCGTCCATTCGGACTGCTGGCGTTGGAACTCAGCCGCGGAGGCGTCATTCAGTTTGGCAACTTGTGCTTGAGCGACCTTCGTGTAAAGATCCACGAGCTTCTGCGCGCCCTCAGGCGGGAGGCCGAGTTCGGCCGCAGTGGTCTTGAATTCATTAAGCGAAGGTTCATCAACGACGAAACCTTCCGCGAGCTTGATCTCATAGCTCGCAGGATCGATCTTCGCGGGGGCCTCGCCCTCAGGCTTGGTCTCTTCGACCGGCTTCGCTTCTCCCTCAGCGGGGGCGCCTTCAGGCGCGGCAGCAGCTGGTTCTACGGACGGTGCCGCCGGGGCGGCTGCTGCAGGATCGACCGGAGCGGCCGCAGGGGCAATCTCGCCAGGCTTCCCAGCCTCAGCGTTGGTCGGATAGAGCGCATTGACCGCGGAAGCGGGAGCAGCAGGGGCGTCAGCCATCGATAGGTTCCTCTTCGTCGTTTGCGGGGGCCTCGTTCATCTCGGCCACAAGCTTGTTGTTCTCTTGCCACATCCTCGTGTAGAGATCTGGGCAGTGCTGCATGATGCTCGCTTGCAGGCGCAAGCCTTCGTTCCTGAGCCCGGCTTTCCACGCCATACGCTGGGGGTCAAGGACGCCGTCCTCATGCCAGATGCCGGAGTGGAAGAGGCGGAGATAAACCCAGCGCCGACCGTTGCCGGACTGCATCAGGACTTTGATGATGGTCGCATCGGTCTCGTCGTCGCGAGCGGCTTGCTTGCGGAGCTTGGCTTCATCGCGCTTGGAGGTAAGGTTGGTCATGCAGCGGCCGCCTGCGGGGCTTGGGTCGGCGAGGAGCCGAGCATTTGTTGCAGGGCATTCTGACCGCCGCCAACGTCAGTCTTCGAGAGGGTCGCAGCTCCTTGGGCCGCTGCAGAGCCGACCTGAAGCGCGGCCGCAGCTTGTTGTTGCTGAGCGCGGGCGGCACGGATTTGCATTACGGCCTTGGTTGCCCGGAGGATTTTCGGGGGGACGTTCAGACGCTCCGCATACTCGTCGAGCATCTCGTCGGAGTCAACGTTGTCCCAGATCTCGGGGCTGATGGACCCAGCGAGCGTCCCAGCGAAGGTAGCAAACCGCTCGATCGCAGTCGTCGCAGCGGCGCGTTGAACCTCCGCGAAGAGCGAGATATAGTTGATTACGAGCGGACGACCCGCAATCTCGGGCGGCGGCGGAGGGAACAGCTTCCGACGGGACATGATTGCGTAGACACGCTTAATGATCCGATCAAGCTCACCTTCGGTTCGTTCAATAACAGGCCCGATTTGAATGAGCGTTTCAGACTGTCGAGCTTCAATCTCAGTTGCGCTTCGAACAGTGCCCAACTGCGAGATGCCAAGGAACAGGTCGTTGAAGAACACGCGCTGGACACGGCCCTGGACCTCCTTGATATCTTCGACCATCTCAGAGATGCGAGGCTCAACCTGATACGCGGGCTTGAAGCCTTCGGCCTGAGGATTGACGACGAAGGTGAGCCCGCCGGCGGTTATGTCCATCGGCTCGTTCTTCATCCCGACAGAGCCGATCATCGGGGGGCGGACGAGCTTGTCGATGGCCTCGGCCTTACGGACTTGCTCAACTTGGAGCTGTCGGACAGCGGGATAGGCATCCATCGCGGGGGAGCGGCCATAGGGGTCATTTGCCGAGACGTCCCAGCGGAACGCAGCGAAGGGCTGCTCGTTATACCCACCTACCCGGAGGATGTGGGAACCTTGCTGGTTCCCCGCACCGGCAGACGAACGCTCCCAATAAACCTCGCGGAATTTGAATTTCTGAGGAACGATCTGACCGATAGAGGCCCCAGCGATGTAGACGTCCTTATTCGGCTCGATCGCGTGGCAGACAACGACTTCTTGTTCCTGGCTCGAGGCAGACCGAGCCGCGGTCTTGGCGCTCTCGCTCAGCGCGTCCATGCCGAACTCTTTGACAAGCTCGGAGATCGTATAGGTGTACTCCCGGTAGAGCGTATCGACCTCGAGGAAGTTGTCGAGGGCAAAGAAATACTCCCCGGCCTCCGGAACGTAACAAGATATGATCCGAGTCGGATGCTCGTAGATAATCATCGGCGCGGAGCCGAAAACCACGTCGTCATGATAGGCTTGACCGAGCATCTGATAGATATTCGACCCAGCCATGACCTCGAGCATCCGCTCGGTGCAGGTATCGAGCCAGGTCCGGGCAGGGCCCTCTTCGAGCTCATCCTCATCGGCGAGGGCAAGGCCAAACCAGGGCTTCGTCGGAGACGTCAAGCCGCTCAGGAGGCCCGTGTAGAGGATACGAGCGGCGAGCACGCCAGTCTCATCCTTGATCGATTGGTTGAGCGGCGCACCGCGGTTGTACTGGTTAGGGGTGACGAACCAGCGGTAGCGGCGGGGCAGGAACATCTCGGCGAGCTGGGCCCAATTAGCCCACCATGAGATACGGTATCCCCTCATTGTTTCGAGCCGCGCGGAGCAGTACTGCTGCAAGCCAACGAGCTTGTTCTTGCCCTCAGGCGTAGCCGCTAGCTTGCGGAGGTCAAGCGCCACGGCCTCTCCCTTCCTGCCAGACACCGTAGAACACAATCCCCACAAACATGAGGACTGCGCCAAGGAGAAGGCCGGCTATGAAGGCTGCGAGGATCATCCGCCTAACAAGGTTTTGTATCCGCCGCTCGGAGCGGAGAAGGAGCCGGTGGCTGTGCCGCCAAGGACAGAGCCTGGGGAGATGGCTGCGAGGGCGGAATTGGTGCCGCCTCGGGCATTGCCGATACTTGGTAAAGTTGGAACCTGCGGGACTGAGGGAGGTTTCGGATTGGAAACGAGGGACTTGATCCCGGTGGCGAGACCGAGACCGGCAGACGCGGCGCCGAGAGCAGTTGAGGCGGCGCTCCCACCAAGGATTGAGGCCGTGACACCTGATGCCGCCGCGGTCGCACCTGCAGCAGCTCCGGCTCCGGAGAGCCCTGCGGCCAGCGCCGCGAGGGGAGGAATGAAGCCCATCAGTTGAACCTCGTTGGATCGCCACCAAACTGGGAATAGACCATCGGTCGGGAGGGTGCGCGGTAGCCCGGCATAGCCTCGTCGCCAAGAGGGTCATAATCGACTTTCATCTTCCCGGCGCCAGCGCTCTCGTTCCGCTTCGAGACAGGGTACGCGAATGTCAACGCGAGAGCGTCACCCCAGTCGGGGGAATCTTTGCCGATCGACCTCATGTCCTCTTTAGACATCAGTTGAATTTCTTGTTTCTTGTTGTAGTGATACTCGATGGAGATAAGCTGATCCGACAGATCACCCGAGGGGTCAACGCATCCGCCGGATGAGAGCCAATCACGCAACATGACGAACATCTCTGCCCGTTTATTTGCAACCAAGGTTCCTGCAGGGTTTTGTGAGGCAGGGACCCCGAAATTGACAGGGATAACGCTGTGGCCAAGCCGGCGGAGGAAGTCAACCACACCACCACCAACACCTCCTTCATCGATGAAGACCGCATCAGGGGAGAATTGAGAGATCAGCGCCGCAATTCGATCAGCCGTCTGATCCACAGGCAGATTACGCCAGCGGGCAGCGGGCATTGTGCGAGCGTCTCGGCCGCGGCGGAATTGCGCGACTGTCTCGTTGTTGCCGAAACGCGCGATATCAACGCCCAGGATGAGGGGCTCCCAATGGAACGACTGCACCTCTCGCACGCCGGCAGTCTGGATAATCTCGAGCGGGATGAGCTGGGTTGTGGAGGCATTGGGGAATTCGCCGAGGACACGGATGCGGTAGAAGTCGCTCTCCTCGCCCCAGGACGAGCGCCACTTGCGATACAAGGATTTATTAGAGAGCGCTGAGTCCCAGCCGTTGACCTTGTAGCAATGCCATGTACCGTAGGGGTTTGGCTCGCGGGAGCGGCCGGGGGACTCCCAATAATCCGCCCCGAATTTATCCCAACAGTCCCTGAAGCGACCTGCGTTCCGCGTAGGGTTCCCTGCGACGATCCAGATGATCTGAGTGTTCATATCCGTCGTGGCGCCGTCGAGGACTTCCCAGATCACATCATCAATCGCGGAGGCCTCATCGCAGAGCACCATGATCCGCTTGCCGTAGTTGTGGAGGCCAGCAAATGCCTCTGGGTTCTCCGCAGACCAGGGGATGGCGTCTATACGCCAGGTCTTTTCGTGGACCGGATCAGCGGAGAAGATCGCGGTGGCGGTCACTTTGAAGAGATGCCGGCAGATGGAAAGCCGATGCCATTTGGCCAGCTCTCCCCAAAGGACCCGCATGAGCTGCTCTTTGGTATTCGCGGTGACGCGGCCTCGAGTGTCGGACTTAGTCGCTATGCCCCACATGATGAGCCAGGAGAAGAGCGCAGACTTCCCTACCCCGTGGCCGGAGCGGATAGCGATCTGCCAGAGGAACTCAAACGCGGCCGCAAGGTCCGTCTTGCCGGAGAGGAGTCCCTCTTGAAGGTCCCAGAGGACCCGCTTCTGCCATTCGTCCGGGCCGGTCAGTTCGGATAGTTCCGACCCAGCCTCTCCCCAAGGAAACGCTCCATAGACGAAGTCGTAGGGGCGTAGCTCCCACTCGGCGAGCTGGTCGAAGAGCAGGTCCTCAGCGCTCGCCGTCTGCACCGTCGTCCCCCCTGACTTCGCTGAAGTCAGCGTCTAGGATCGGCGCCGGTGGCGCTATTGCGGCGAGGCGAGCTCGGGCCTGGCTCAGTCTCGTTCCCAGCTCTACGTTGACCTGAGTATTGACCGAGCGAGCGATCGGCGCATGGCCGGTTCGATCTGCGAGGGTCTTGACCGCGGCGAGGTTCTGGTCGAAGGTTGCAGGGTTCTCCTCATCCTCGAGGATATCCTGGAGGTTCTCGAGCGCGGTCAGAGTGACGGTTGAGGCCCGACGCTGGAACTCCGCGAGCTGCACGTTTTCATGCTCGCGATAGAGCTCGAGGAGCTCTTGGAAAGTGGGATCACCTTTGAGGATCGAAATCCTCGAGGGATCGTACCCCGTGATCGCCGATGCCTCAGCATTCGACATGCCCTGCGCGAGACACCGTGCGAGCTGATGATGCCGGTCGCGCAGCCGCTTAATCGTGGAGGGCTGAACCGAGCGTTCAGTTGCGAGCAACGCGATATCCGCTGCCCCGATATCCCGAACATAGTCCACCGATAAGCCCTTGGGAGCCCTCCCGGCGAGCCGGGGCGTCATATCGAGCTGGTCCACGACCGACATACGAGCATTTTACCACACGGCTGAGGCGTGTCAAGAGCGCTACCCAAAAATATTTTTTGAGGTCGAAGGGGGGTCTCAATGGTTTTTGGGGCTCGTTCTGCTGAACGCTTGGCGCGCGATGGCGGGGGGATGCGGCGAAAGCCGGGTGGCCCGCTTCGCAAAGAGAGACCAACGGTCATCAGGCATGAGAAAACCCCCAGGCGTGTGATGCCTGGGGGTTGGGCCGTCTCAATGATGATCGATTGATCAATCGTTGTCAAGCCCTTCGAGGTCAACGTCGATGGACAGGTCCTTAGTCGCCGTCACGTTGGCCTGCGCAGTCGCCGTGATGGACTCGTTCTTGGCGATCAACTCCTTCGCCAATTCGCGGACCTTCGTCGCGCCGACATCCTTGACCTTAAGACCTTTGGCCTTGAGAGCCTTTTCGACCATGCCGGTTGCGATGCGGATGGCTTCGGCCTTCACTGGATCGGACTCACGGTTCGGCGACGCACGGAGCACGCCGTTGGCGAGGTTATCGATCCGCTTTTGAACGAGCGGCATGATCTCCGACTCGTCCTTGGCCGGCGCAGCGGCATCGTTCAGCAACTGCTGGAAGCCGTAGGCGAAGATCTTTTCAATCGACGCGAGCGGCCAGTCCGCGATTGCGACCGTGACGGATTGTTTACGAACGGCAGCGGTCATTTCCGCTGGGATTTGGTATTGCATGGTGATGACTCCAATCGCCGGGATTGGCGATAACCCCACAATACACCTCGGCGCGGACGAGTCAATCGTTATTTTGCGCCGTCGCCAAAACCCCGTCCGCAGCCGCAGCCAACGCTGGAGCCATAGCCAATGTTGCGTCCATAGCAGATCATGGCCACTCGTTGATAGAGCCCCCCCTTACCCTCGGTTTGCCCTCTCCAGTTTTTTTTTTTTTTTTTTTTCAAT